ATGCTGGAACAAATGGGCATTGCCGCGAAGCAAGCCTCGTATAAATTAGCGCAACTCTCCAGCCGCGAAAAAAATCGCGTGCTGGAAAAAATCGCCGATGAACTGGAAGCACAAAGCGAAATCATCCTCAACGCTAACGCCCAGGATGTTGCTGACGCGCGAGCCAATGGCCTTAGCGAAGCGATGCTTGACCGTCTGGCACTGACGCCCGCACGGCTGAAAGGCATTGCCGACGATGTACGTCAGGTGTGCAACCTCGCCGATCCAGTGGGGCAGGTAATCGATGGCGGCGTACTGGACAGCGGCCTGCGTCTTGAGCGTCGTCGCGTACCGCTGGGGGTTATTGGCGTGATTTATGAAGCGCGCCCGAACGTGACGGTTGATGTCGCTTCGCTGTGCCTGAAAACCGGTAACGCGGTGATCCTGCGTGGTGGCAAAGAAACCTGTCGCACTAACGCGGCAACGGTGGTGGTGATTCAGGACGCCCTGAAATCCTGTGGCTTACCGGCGGGTGCCGTGCAGGCGATTGATAATCCTGACCGTGCGCTGGTCAGTGAAATGCTGCGTATGGATAAATACATCGACATGCTGATCCCGCGCGGCGGGGCTGGTTTGCATAAACTGTGCCGCGAGCAGTCGACGATCCCGGTGATCACAGGTGGTATAGGCGTATGCCATATTTATGTTGATGAAAGTGCAGAGATTGCTGAAGCCCTGAAAGTAATCGTCAATGCGAAAACTCAGCGTCCGAGCACATGTAATACGGTAGAAACGTTGCTGGTGAATAAAAACATCGCCTATAGCTTCCTGCCCGCATTAAGCAAACAAATGGCGGAAAGCGGCGTGACGTTACACGCAGATGCATCTGCGCTGGCGCAGTTGCAGACAGGCCCTGCGAAGGTGGTGGCGGTTAAAGCCGAAGAGTATGACGATGAGTTTCTGTCATTAGATTTGAACGTCAAAATCGTCAGCGATCTTGACGATGCCATCGCCCATATTCGTGAACACGGCACGCAACACTCCGATGCGATCCTGACCCGCGATATGCGCAACGCCCAGCGTTTTGTTAACGAAGTGGATTCGTCCGCTGTTTACGTTAACGCCTCTACGCGTTTTACCGACGGCGGCCAGTTTGGACTGGGTGCGGAAGTGGCGGTAAGCACACAAAAACTCCACGCGCGTGGCCCAATGGGGCTGGAAGCACTGACCACTTACAAGTGGATCGGCATTGGTGATTACACCATTCGTGCGTAAATAAAACCGGGTGATGCAAAAGTAGCCGTTTGATTCACAAGGCCATTGACGCATCGCCCGGTTAGTTTTAACCTTGTCCACCGTGATTCACGTTCGTGAACATGTCCTTTCAGGGCCGATATAGCTCAGTTGGTAGAGCAGCGCATTCGTAATGCGAAGGTCGTAGGTTCGACTCCTATTATCGGCACCATTAAAATCAATAAGTTACACATCATTAGTACCTTCCTTATTTTTTGACTGGGACAAATTTGGGACCGATGGGTTCAGGATCGAGTCTATTTGCCGTGCGTGTTCGGTAAGGTGATTAGGTGCAAGGTGAGCATATCGACGAACCATTTCGATAGACTCCCAGCCTCCCATTTCCTGTAACACTGACAACGGGACTCCGGCTTGAACCAGCCAACTTGCCCAGGTGTGTCTCAAGTCGTGAAATCTGAAATCATCAATACCAGCCCGTCTCAGCGCCGCTTTCCAGGCTGTGTTTGCGTCATACCGCATCTTCCTTACTGTTGGCGCTTTCGTTCCGTCTGGTTTGGTACAGCTTTCCTTGTACACAAATACCCAACGGTGATGATTCCCGATTTGTTTTTTCAATACGCGACATGCAGTATCATTCAGCGCAACGCCAATTGCGCGGTTTGATTTACTCTCTTCCGGGTTTATCCATGCCACCCGGCGCTGCATATCTATTTGTTGCCATTCAAGGTTGATGATGTTCGAGCGTCTTAAGCCTGTTGCCAGTGCAAATTCAACAACAGACTTTAATGGCTCCGGACATTCATCAATCAGCCTTTGTGCTTCATGGGGCTCCAGCCAGCGGATCCGTTTATTCTTTGGTTGAGGCACTTTAATAATTGGTGCCTTATCCAGCATTTTCCATTCACGCTCTGCGGCTCTTAGTAGGGCCTTTATAAATGAAAGATGCGTAGCCTTCGTTGCAACGGACGCTGGTTTTGGCGTGTATTCTGGAACAGGTTTCCCTTTTTTTCTGCATGCTTCTGCCCTGAGTTTCCAGTTTTCCTCATGACGCCGGTTCGTCATTTTCTGCATTGCTGAATAAATTTTTGATTCAGTAATGTCTCTTAGTTGCATTCCTGCGAAATGTTGAAGCCAGAATCCGATCCGGCTTTTGTCATCGTCCAGCGATTTTTTATGTGCTTTCTCTTCAAGCCACCTGACACACGCTTCCTCGAACGTTATATCAGGTATTTCACCAAGTTTGCTGACCCGCCATGCTTCAGCCTTTAGCTTGTCATGGAGTTCTGTCGCCTGCCTTTTGTCCTTTGTTCCAAGAGACTGTTTAAATCTTTTACCGTTCGGCAATGTGAAACTGGCGTACCATATTTCACCTCTGCGGAAGAGTGACATTTTCTTTCCTCTGTTATGCCATCACCCGCGCTCACCTGGACAGTATGCAGCGGAGACTGAAGAGCCGCAATGCAGGCTTGTCGTGTTGTGAGGTAAGGAGATTTATTCTTAGTGGGATCTTTGCGTGTTGCCTGAAGACGCCCTGTGCGTATCCAGTTAATGGCAGTCGGTCTGGATATCTTGAGAAAATGACAGGCCTCATCGAGTGTGAGGCTGTATGGCTCCATTATTTCACCTCTTGTTGTGACATTGTTGAAAAATGGATACCTGCTCGTTGCTGCCAGACGATCCAACCGAGAGTCATATCCCATGCCATGTATTCGTTATCGCCGTTTTTTGCTCTCCGACGATCTACTAAGTCACCGAAACGCTTTTCCATGAATAATTCATAAGCTTCGCGTTCATCTGGTTCTACTTCCAGAGATAGGAGTGCGATTTCATAAGCACGGCGCTCAATATCGTCTCGCACGTCAAGGCTGCTGATACGCTCTTTAATTTCTTTAATCAGTTCTTTGTCGGTAAAAGTGGTCATTATGCTCCAGCCTCCGGTGCTTTTGGCATTACTGCCCAGTGAGTGATATTGACGTTTTCAAGGTCCCCGACCTGAAATGTCCACTGCCATTCTCCGGTTTCTTTTTGTCCCCAGGTGTACCAGAGAGAACGCCAGCCAATTAGCCAGCCTTCTCCGTTAGCATCGAATAACAAAACACTTTCATTTGCTGGTGGCAGTTCAGTTGACACTGGTATTACTTTGTTTTCCTGTGCTGCACATTTAGCTTCAAGCGCATCGAATTTACGCACCAGGTATTCAGCATCTGTTTCATTCACTTTCAGATCTCGCGGTACACATCTCCCACGAAGAAACCCTTCCATTTCGAAAACATTCATGCGCATTTGCGTAACTCCGATAACTCGTTAAAACGTTCCATAAACATCCCGTAGGCATGGCCCGGTGCCTGTGGAATCACTTTGAACATCTCTGTTGCCGGGATACCTTCCAGTACAGGCCAGAAAGAGCCATCATCAAGCCCGAGATCGCGGCGTTCGGTTGCCAGCATAATGAGATCGGCATATTTCACTGGCGTGCTCATAACAGGAGGTAACCCGTATTTCTCACGTATTACGGCGTCTATTTTTTCTTCCATCCGTTTATAGTCAGGAAGAAGTCGTTTCAGTGGTGCGGGGATGTCCTGGCAATATGCTTCTGTTGCATCATGCATTAAAGCTTCAAAAGCAAATTCCTGTGGCACCAGCTGGCTGCAAAGCACCGCATGTTGGGCGACACTGTAGAAGTGTGAAAGATGTCCTGCAAAGCGACAGATATTTGAAAGGGAAACCGCGATATCGTTAATAACGATGTCGTCTTTATTTATCCTGTCATAATAAAAATGCTTCCCGGAAAAAGTTTTAATAAATGACATTTTGTTCTCCACGTATATGCGCTGCACCGCGCTGAATTCGGGTAAAAGGAAGCCCTCACCGTCCGGCGATTATTGAGTCAATTACATTTCCATAAATGCCCCCGTAGGGGCGGTTAGTTTCTCCACAAAACAGAGAAGAACACCTGCGGTGGCAGCCGCCCGGATGGATTGGGTTATGAGCCCGTCGTCCGGTGATGCTCTTCTCTGTTTTGTAAAAAGGACGGTACCAGCCGGAAGCAAGGGTACAAGCTGGTACCGCTAAGACTACACACAGCATAAAGTTGTGGTGCCGGGTGCCTCCCGGTGCCTGGCGAAGGTTGCACACCAGGCGGGTGGGTATCCACAGAAGGTCGACTGTCAGCCTCAACCTTAACCCGCGTGCGCTGAGCCGCATTCACCACAACGCTAAGGATTCTCTCTGGTTGAAAATACTTAGCTGTTATGTGCCTGTCTTTTCACCACTTCAGGCTCGGTGGTATCCTTTTAAGCCCGTATACATAAAAGGAAAATCAAATGACTTTTGATGAAAAAGAACTTGATAATGCAATTAATAAAATCATCGTAACGTCGCTCTTTTCCTGTCTCAGCGACACTCAGCAAAAACAGTTCTACGAATCGGCTTTCAACATGATCGAGCGTTGTTGTTTCTGCGATGCCGACGAGTTACCTGAAAAAATCAGGAAACAGTTGGCTGATGCTCTTCGAGTGCGACTTTCTGACCAATTTTCTGAAATGTACTCTCCGAATTTGGACAAATAGAAAAAGGCCATTTCCATTCAGGGTCTGATGGAAAGACTTCAGCCTGTTCTAAAGCACGGCGTAAAGAGAACACAACTCCAGCCATAATCTGATGTTTCCCATTGGTCCAGCTATCGCCGCTCTGATCTACAGGGGCGGCTATGTCGTATGACCAAACGACTTCACAGTTATTGTTTAAAATCTGGACTTTCATTTCATACACCTGCTTTAACATGAGTGCCTAGTGGCACAACATGACTCAACGAATCATCCTGGACTTCATATGCCCCAGGCGGCTACTTCGTGGGCGTCCTGCCTGTTCGTTTTTGACATTTACTGACTGCTTACGACACATGCACCGTGTTGCAACCAGATTTTGTTGTAATCCTGTAGTTGGTCTGGAATAAAAGATAAAATTAAATTGCGAGATATGCAAGTGGTATTTGCGAGATATGCAAATTTATAGGTAATAAAAAGCCACCTTTCGGTGGCCGATGGATGGGATATTGAGGTTAATTATGTCTCTTAAGGGTTTGCGACTGACTGATTAAGACCTTTCCAAAGACCATGAATCGGTGTTCGTTTTCGCTAGTAATTCCCCATTCACGGTAAATCTGGTTATCAGAAATCACCAGCAGTTTGTCAGGAATCATTTGAAGTCTTTTAACGTATATTTTGTCATCAAAACCAAAGACATATATACCATCACCATCAAACTGATTGATGCTGACATCAACGAAGATGAGATCTCCTGGCTCAATGGTTGGACACATACTGTCCCCACGAACGTTGATAACTTTGATGTGATTGGCTGGTCGTCCGCCGAACATTGATACAGCATTATCAGTTCTGTATTCGATGGCATGAATCACATCAATGACATCACCGCCCTGGATAAGGCCATTTCCCGCACTGGCACTGATATCCAGCATTTCAATACGGAACACATCCTTCACCTGCGCAACATCCTCATTATTACTGTTTTTATATACAGTATTACTTTTGTGGGCAGAGGTAAAGAGATCAGCAATATCAACACCTAAGCTCTTGGCAATATTACTCAGTGTTTGTTCGGTAAATTGTTTTTGCTTACCCGTTTCTAAGCGCGAGATGTTCGCCGCATCTACTCCTATCGCTTCAGCGAGATCGGCGATTTTCATGTTCTTCGCTTGGCGAAGTTGTCTGACTCGGTTTCCTATGTTCATGCGTTTATTACATTTCTTTATTGCGTGATAAGCAAATCAACTTGCGCAAAATAATTGCGTGAAATAACATGCATAACGCGCAATATTTGGAGGGCGTATGCAATCACCATTACGAAATGTGCGTAAGGCGCATGGTTTCACTTTGCAGCATGTTGCTGCGGGTGTTCAAGTCAATCCAGCGACGTTGAGTCGTATTGAGAGGCTGGAGCAGATTCCATCTATCGAGCTTGCAGAACGTTTAGCCAATTTTTTTAAGGGTGAAGTCAGCGAAATGCAGATTCTTTATCCGGCACGTTTTCAATCTAGCCAAAACCAGAATGGGTTTAAACCACAGGAACAGGAGGTGAACCGTGGGTAAGCATCACTGGAAAGTAGAAAAACAGCCTGAGTGGTACGTGAAAGCTGTCAGAAAAACTATCGCAGCGTTGCCGGGGGGGTACGCTGAAGCTGCTGACTGGCTGGATGTAACAGAGAACGCATTATTTAACCGCCTTCGTGCCGATGGCGATCAGATTTTCCCGCTGGGATGGGCAATGATTTTGCAACGTGCTGGTGGAACTCACTTCATTGCTGACGCTGTGGCGCAGTCTGCAAATGGCGTCTTTGTGTCTCTTCCTGATGTCGAGGATGTGGACAACGCCGATATCAACCAACGCCTGCTGGAGGTCATTGAACAGATCGGCAGTTATTCAAAACAGATTCGTTCAGCAATTGAAGACGGTGTAGTGGAACCGCATGAGAAGACAGCAATTAACGACGAGCTGTACCTCTCAATTTCGAAGCTGCAGGAGCATGCAGCACTGGTCTACAAAATTTTTTGCATTTCAGAAAGTAATGACGCCCGCGAGTGTGCAGCTCCGGGCGCCGTGGCGTGTCGTGACTGTGGAGAAACTAACGCATGAACAGTTTAACAACACACTACCGTCGCTCGCAACTGATTGCACTTCCTGTACCGGGTGGAAAAGCGAAGGTGGAGTATTGCTATGCAGTGAATGTACCAGGTGACAGGGAAATTGTAACCCACAGCTTTGCAGAGTGGGCTGTGGGTGATTTCAACAGGCAAAAGGAGACAGTCCTTTGCGACAAGTTAACCGCTGGTTCAAAGATCACTACGGAGTGCCCGTCAGAGTCATTCGTTGGGAACCGGAAACACAACGGGTTATCTACCTCCGCGAAGGCTATGAGCATGAGTGCTTCAGCCCGCTCGAACAGTTTCGTCGTAAATTCAGGGAAATAGAGGTCGGTCATGAGCACTAAATTAACCGGCTATGTATGGGATGGTTGCGCTGCGTCAGGCATGAAGTTATCCAGCGTGGCAATTATGGCCCGCCTGGCTGATTTCAGTAATGACGAAGGTGTGTGCTGGCCATCAATTGAAACCATTGCCCGCCAGATTGGCGCGGGGATGAGCACCGTCAGAACGGCTATCGCACGGCTGGAAGCAGAAGGCTGGTTAACGCGTAAGGCGCGTCGCCAGGGTAACCGCAATGCGTCGAATGTTTATCAGCTTAACGTTGCGAAGCTTCAGGCAGCGGCATTTTCTCAACTGTCAGATTCTGACCCGTCAAAATCTGACGCATCAAAATCTGACCCGTCAAAATTTGATGCGTCGAAATCTGGCAAAAAAGCGGGTTTTCACCCGTCAGAATCTGGCGGGGATCCGTCAGTAAAATCAAAACATGATCCGTCAGATAAAAAACCTTCTCGTCCGGACGCTTCGCAACCGGACACGCAGACGGATGAACAGGATTTTTTAACTCGCCATCCTGATGCGGTTGTATTCAGCCCTAAAAAGCGCCAGTGGGGGACGCAGGATGATTTGACCTGTGCACAGTGGCTCTGGAAAAAAATCATCGCCCTGTACGAGCATGCCGCCGAATGTGACGGCGAGGTGGTTCGTCCCAAAGAACCGAACTGGACAGCCTGGGCAAACGAAATTCGCCTGATGTGTGTGCAGGATGGTCGTACTCATAAACAAATCTGCGAGATGTACAGCCGCGTCAGTCGCGATCCGTTCTGGTGCCGTAACGTGCTCAGCCCGTCGAAGCTGCGGGAAAAATGGGATGAGCTTTCCCTGCGCTTATCGCCGTCCGTCAGCACGTACACCGAAAAACGCGAGGACCCGTACTTCAAAGCCAGTTACGACAACGTGGACTACAGCCAGATCCCGGCAGGATTCAGGGGGTGAGCATGAGTCTTTTGAATGACGTTCAGAAATTCATTGAAGCCCATCCGGGCTGTACTTCCGGAGACATTGCGGATGCTTTTGCAGGTTACTCACGGCAGCGCGTTCTGCAGTCTGCAAGCAAGTTACGTCAGAGTGGGCGTGTGGCTCACCGTTGTGAAGGGGATACACGCAGACATTTCCCGCGCCTGACTGAGAGAGCGCAGGAGCCGGAACCACAACCAGTTCGTGAAACCAGACCTGTGCGCAATTTCTATGTCGGCACTAACGATCCCCGGGTGATTTTGTGCCTGACCCGCCAGGCTGAAGAACTGGAGTCCAGGGGCTTATACCGTCGTGCTGCAACGGTGTGGATGGCGGCATTCCGTGAAAGCCACTCCCAGCCAGAACGAAACAATTTTCTGGCGCGTTGTGAGCGGTGCTTACGGAAAAGCAGCAAGCGCGCTGTATCGGGTGAAGAGTGGTATCTGTCAGGGAATTACGTGGGGGCTTAATGAGTAATAAATATTGCCAGGCGCTGGTGGAGCTGCGGAACAAACCAGCCCATGAACTGAAGGAAGTGGGCGATCAGTGGCGCACGCCGGACAACATTTTCTGGGGAATTAACACCCTGTTTGGCCCGTTTGTTCTGGATCTGTTCACTGACGGTGATAACGCCAAATGTGCCGCTTATTACACTGCGGAAGACAACGCGCTGGCGCATGACTGGTCAGAACGTCTTGCGGAGCTTAAAGGTGCTGCCTTTGGTAATCCCCCATACAGCCGCGCCAGTCAGCATGAGGGGCAATACATCACCGGCATGCGTTACATCATGAAGCATGCCAGTGCCATGCGTGATAAAGGCGGGCGCTATGTTTTCCTGATCAAAGCTGCCACCAGCGAAGTGTGGTGGCCGGAAGATGCAGATCATATTGCTTTTATTCGCGGGCGTATTGGTTTTGAACTGCCTGCCTGGTTTATCCCGAAGGATGAGAAGCAGGTGCCGACAGGCGCTTTCTTCGCTGGTGCTATTGCTGTTTTCGACAAGACCTGGAAGGGACCGGCAATCAGCTACATCGGGCGCTATGAACTTGAGGCATGTGGTGAGGCCTTTCTGGCGCAGGTTCGCCAGCAGGCAGAAAAACTGGTCAGGGAGATGGCGGCATGACGACGTTAACTCAATGCCAGCAGCAGGTGCTGGATATGCTGATTTCTTATCAGAAAGAACGTGGCTTCCCGCCAACCAATCAGGAGGTGGCAACCATGCTGGGATACCGTTCAGTGAATGCAGCGGTGGAGCATCTTCGCGCACTGGAGAAAAAAGGCGTCATCACGATAAAGCGTGGCGTGGCCCGGGGGATAACGCTTCATATCGCGGTGAAGGACGACGACAGCGAGGCGGTCGGGATTATCCGCGCACTGCTTGCCGGTGAGGAAAACGCAAGGCTGCGTGCAACCCACTGGTTACATGAGAGGGACCTGAAAGTATGAAGCTGATCCTGCCTTTTCCGCCCAGCGTGAACACGTACTGGCGACACCCCAACAAAGGGGCGTTTGCTGGTAAGAGCCTGATAAGCGCGGCGGGGCGAAAATTCCAGAGCGCGGCGTGCGCAGCAATAGTTGAGCAGTTACGTCGTCTGCCGAAACCAACGTCGGCACCTGCTTCAGTGGAGATCGTGTTGTTTCCTCCGGATAACCGGATCCGCGATCTGGACAACTATAACAAGGCGCTGTTTGACGCCCTGACCCACGCGGGTGTGTGGGAAGACGACAGTCAGGTGAAAAGAATGCTGGTGGAGTGGGGACCGGTTATCCCGGAAGGGAAGGTCGAGATCACTATCAGTAAGTACGAGAAAACGGCGGGTGCAGCCGCCTGATTAAGAGGAGAAACGAAGTATGAATAATCTGATGGTCATTGATGGTATTGAAGTTCGTCGTGATGCTTATGGGCGTTACAGCCTGAACGATCTGCATCGCGCAGCAGTAGCATCTGGTGCAAATGCCAGAACCAAGGAGCCGGGAAAGTTTCTTTCCAGCCAACAAACTGTTGAGCTTGTTCATGAATTGACCAACACCCAGAATTTGGGTGTTGACCCGGTGAGTGTGATTCATGGGGGAAATGAACGGGGAACGTATGTCTGCAAGGAACTGGTGTATGCCTATGCAATGTGGATCAGCCCGTCATTCCATCTGAAGGTGATCCGTACTTTCGATATGGTAACCAGCGCACCGGAAAAATTATCCGGACAGGCTGCTGACAAGATGCAGGCTGGCGTGATCCTGCTGGACTTTATGCGCCGGGAGTTAAACCTGTCTAACTCTTCAGTGCTTGGTGCCTGTCAGAAACTCCAGGAGGCTGTTGGCTTACCGAATCTGGCACCGCGCTATGCCATTGATGCTCCTGCTGACGCGCCTGATGGCTCAAGCCGCCCCACGCTATCATTGAGTGCACTGCTGAAGCAGTATGGTATCCGCCTGACAGCTAATCAGGCATATCACCAGATGGCGAAGCTGGGGATCGTTGAACAACGTGAACGATACAGCCGCACTGCGATTAACAACATCAAAAAATTCTGGTCGCTGACAGCGAAAGGCTGCATGTTCGGCAAGAACATCACCAGTCCCGCAAATCCGCGCGAGACGCAGCCGCATTTCTTCGAATCCCGATTCCCTGAGCTGTTAAAGCTGCTCGATACCGTTCATTGAGGTGACCGTGAGAGCACTACTGACTCCTGAAATTGCCCCGCGTATGGGGATCGTATTGTTCAGGCCAGGTTCAGAGCTGATGCCCCTGTTTATGCAGGGGCGTGTCCTGCTGGAGCCTGAGCCGGAACGTTATTCATCTTTCGCCAGTGGTGCCGTTCCGGCGGCATCACAACCGCTGGCGGATGATCCTGCCGTTCGGGCCGTGTTCCGCAATGAGGCAGTGATCCGTCGTGCTGGTGGCGTGGAATGTCTTGAAAGCTGGTTACTTCGTGAAAAAGGCTGCCAGTGGCCTCATTCCGACTGGCACAGCGAGAACATGACCACAATGCGACACGCTCCGGGCGCAATCCGTCTGTGCTGGCACTGCGATAACCAGCTGCGCGATCAGTTCACGGAACGGCTGGAATCAATGGCAACGGATAACTGTGCCCGCTGGGTGTTGTCTGTTGTGCGTCGGGATCTCGGTTTTGATGACAGTCACGTTGTGACAATGCCGGAACTGTGCTGGTGGCTGATTCGTAATGACCTGGCGGATGCCTTACCGGAAAGTGCAGCCCGTAAGGCACTTAGATTACCGAAGCCTGTTGTGCCGTCTGTTACCCGGGAAAGTGACCTTGTGCCTTCGGTTCCTGCCACCAGCATCATCCAGGATAAAGCGAAAAAGGTGCTGGCGCTGAAAGTGGATCCTGAGTCGCCGGAGTCTTTTATGTTACGCCCAAAACGTCGCCGCTGGGTTAATGAAAAGTACACGCGCTGGGTTAAGACACAGCCGTGTGCATGTTGTGGAAAGCCTGCTGATGATCCCCACCACCTGATAGGTCACGGTCAGGGAGGAATGGGTACAAAAGCGCATGACCTCTTTGTGTTGCCTTTGTGCAGAAAGCATCACGACGAGCTGCATGCGGATACCGTGGCATTTGAAGAGAAGTATGGCTCCCAGCTGGAGCTGATATTTCGTTTTATCGATCGTGCGCTGGCAATAGGCGTACTGGCGTAAGTGGAGAACGAGCATGAACTTTGAAGCCTTACCGAAATATTACTCCCCAAAATCTCCAAAATTGAGCGATGACGCACCGGCGACAGGCTCTGGTGGTTTAACAATTACGGATGTAATGGCTGCGCAGGGGATGGTGCAGTCGAAAGCACCGCTTGGGTTTGCCTTATTCCTGGCAAAAGTTGGTGTTCAGGATCCTCAGTTTGCGATTGAAGGTCTGCTCAATTACGCGATGGCACTGGATAACCCGACATTGAACAAATTGAGTGAAGAAACCCGGCTACAGATCATTCCTTACCTTGTGAATTTTGCCTTTGCTGATTATTCCAGGTCTGCGGCAAGTAAGGCTCGCTGTGAGCATTGTGCTGGTACTGGATTTCATGATGTATTGCGCGAGGTGGTGAAACACTCCAGAAGCGGGGAATCTGTTATCAAGGAAGAGTGGGTGAAGGAACTGTGTCAGCATTGTCATGGTAAGGGAGAAGTCAGCACAGCGTGCAGAGGGTGTAAGGGTAAAGGTATTGTCCTGGATGAAAAAAGAACCAGGCTTCATGGCACGCCTGTTTATAAGGTTTGTGGGCGTTGCAATGGAAACCGGTTTAGCCGTTTACCAACCACACTGGCGCGGCTTCATGTCCAGAAGCTGGTACCAGACCTGACGGATTATCAGTGGTACAAAGGATATGCAGATGTCATTGATAAACTGGTTACAAAGTGCTGGCAGGAAGAAGCGTATGCTGAGACACAATTGAGGAAAGTGACGAGATGAATGATTTTCGACGAAAATGGCGACATGATGCTTGCATTTTTCAAAAAAATGGATAATATTTTCTCAATGATAGGCATTGTGTGTCCGGCTTTAATAAAAAGTAGAAAACCCGCTGATGTGCGGGTTTTTTTTCGGAATTTTAGATGTGTGGCATTGAAATGGTATTCGGCGAGTAGGTAGAATTTAAACTTTCGTCTCGTCTGGATCGACATGATGTTTCAAGCCTTCCAAACAGCAGTATTTAAAAATGTTGCAGAGTATTTAAAAGGGCGCTTCCCTCATAAGTCGTTAGGGCTCGTATATGCCGACGAGCTGGTACTAAAAGATATGGAGTTCCTCAAGGCTAACAATAAACTGCGGTGGGATCCCGGACTAAAGTCGCGAGTGTTTATGGATATGATGGAAGAACACCCGATAAAACTAGTTGTTTATTATCGTGGGGAGCCTATTGGATTTGCATTTGGGTGTTACTGTAAGCCGAAAAATGCGGTGCATATTTGCTGGATGGAAAAACGTAATGATGCACATGAAGACCTAGACCATCAGATGCTTGGTATCGTTTTGGATTGCTTCTCTGCATATGCACGATTTCTGAACCTTCAGGGTGAATCTATTGATTCGATAGCTTTAGTTAGTCCAGTTGATGGGGCAATAAGATACTATACTGAAAGTGGTTTTGAGTACATTGCTGATTACGAACGAGGTGGTTGCGCAATGGTGCTTAGGAGCGTTTTACCTAACCAATCAGTGTGAGTTAGATTCTTAATTTCTCCAGAATCATTACAAAAGTATTGAAAACCTCTTTTAGTTGATGCAATCTGGATCCACACAAAGCACACACAAAATGTACTACGCTTTACTTTATACATCTTCAGGTAACAAACTTTGTTGCCTTTATGCTTCAAAGAAGCAACTACAGCTTAGTGCTGAACAAGGGGATTTTTATGAAACATCATGAGCAGATAGAGATTGAGGCAGCTAAAGTCGTCGCCGAACTCTTTGCTGGCAATGCATCTCCAATGGAAACCTTTGGTATTACATGGAGTCAAACTCAGATGTTAGAGCGTAAGAATCCTGGTGTAGTGATCAAACTAGTACCGGATGACGGTAAAAAACTTGCGTATTGCTGATAATTTTTAAAGATTTTTTCAGCTAGAGAATCGATTATTTTACTATAAATCGCGAAGGAGCCCCACATATTGTGGGGCTTTTTGTTTCATCTTAGTTAGCCGTTATTCACATTCACTACTTTGCTACTTATCCACTGTAAAAATAAATTGTGAATTATTTTGTGGCTTATTGTTAGTGTTCTATCAATTTTGTGTGTGATATTCCATTGGCGTGGTTATTATCTGTGCATCGCACTTAAATGTATAAAGCTCACTAGTTGAGACAATCCTACCACCAGTTGGTGGTATCTCATGATTCACTGAATTGCAAATCTTCTGAATTGCTGGATGAGTTTAAATCTCACCGGCGCTATTTCTCCGTATCAGTCTCCGTGCCTTATACCGATGTCAGGACGCATAAGCCCGTTCAGTTCTACCCGGGTAAACATCCGTGCGAGAAACCGGCGGATATGCTCAGGCAAATAATCAATGCCAGTAGTCGACCTGGTGATCTGGTTGCTGATTTCTTTATGGGATTCGGTTCCACAATAAAAGCAGCAATGGCGCTGGGGCGTCGGGCGTTAGGTGTTTAACTTGAGTCAGAGCGGTTTAATCAGACGGTGAAAGAGGTAAGTGAACTGGTGGGGAAATAATTCTGGTGGCCACGTTGCGTGGCCTTTTTATTTCCAACACAGCACCCGCAAATATCGCGAGGTGAGAGATGACGAAATGCCTCATAACCCAAATACCTGGCCGGACTGGCTGGAGTTGTTTCAGAGCTGGTGGCGTGGAGACACACCGCTGGGTGCAGTGATTATGTCGATCGTTATGGCTGGTTTGCGCATCGCCTATTTTGGCGGTGGTGGTGGCTGGAAGCGAAAAACGCTCGAGATTTTGCTATGTGGCGCTCTGACGCTGACCTTTGCATCCGCTCTTGAGTATGTCGGATGGCCTAAATCACTTTCTGTTGCCATTGGTGGTGGGGTGGGGCTGATCGGTGTCGATGCTATTCGTGGGGCTGCAATGCGAGTAATCGGTAACAAATTTGGTGGCTCTAAGGAGTAATTTATGCAGGTACTAAATTCCCAGCGTAAAGCTTTCCTTGATATGGTGGCTTGGTCAGAAGGAACGGATAACGGACGACAACCGACACGTAACCACGGTTATGACGTTATTGTCGGTGGTGAACTCTTCACTGATTACTCCGATCACCCTCGCAAACTTGTCACGCTAAACCCCAAACTCAAATCAACAGCCGCCGGACGTTACCAGCTTCTTTCACGTTGGTGGGATGCTTACCGTAAACAGCTTGGTTTGAAAGACTTCTCCCCCAAAAGCCAGGACGCTGTGGCATTGCAGCAGATTAAAGAACGTGGCGCTTTACCGATGATTGATCGTGGTGATATTCGTCAGGCTATCGACCGTTGCAGCAATATCTGGGCTTCGTTGCCGGGCGCTGGTTACGGTCAGTTCGAGCATAAGGCTGACAGCCTGATTGCAAAATTCAAAGAAGCAGGCGGAACGGTCAGAGAGATTGAGGTATGAGCAGAGTAACCGCGATTATTTCCGCTCTGGTTATCTGCATCATCGTTTGCTTGTCATGGGCTGTTAATCATTACCGCGATAACGCCATTACCTACAAAGCCCAGCGCGACAAAAATGCCAGAGAACTGAAGCTGGCGAACTCGACAATTACTGACATGCAGATGCGTCAGCGTGATGTTGCTGCGCTCGATGCAAAATACACGAAGGAGTTAGCTGATGCGAAAGCTGAAAATGATGCTCTGCGTGATGATGTTGCCGCTGGTCGTCGTCGGTTGCACATCAAAGCAGTCTGTCAGTCAGTGCGTGAAGCCACCACCGCCTCCGGCGTGGATAATGCAGCCTCCCCCCGACTGGCAGACACCGCTGAACGGGATTATTTCACCCTCAGAGAGAGGCTGATCACTATGCAAAAACAACTGGAAGGAACCCAGAAGTATATTAATGAGCAGTGCAGATAGCGCTGCCCATATCGATGGGCAACTCATGCAATTATTGTGAGCAATACACCCGCGCTTCCAGCGGAGTATAAATGCCTAAAGTAATAAAACCGAGCAATCCATTTACGAATGTTTGCTGGGTTTCTGTTTTAACCACATTTTCTGCGCCGCCACAAATTTTGGCTGCATCAACAGTTTTCTCCTGTCCAATTCCCGAAACGAAGAAATGATGGGTGATGGTTTCCTTTGGTGTTACTGCTGTCGGTTTGTTTCCAACAGTAAACGTCTGTTGAGCACATCCTGTAATAAGCATTGCCAGAGCGGCAGAAAATAACATTTTTTTCATCTTATTATCCTGCATTGTTAAAAACGGCAGAATCCTATGTGACAACAATTAAACGATAGTTAAATGGATTGATGAAAATTAAAACTATATAGGTGTACGGTCAGACTATTGGAGGTAGTCAGGATTTGAATGTCAGTCTGTTGTCGGCATTCTGGCAATGCAATTTGGATAAAGCGGGGATTAAAAAGATAGAGGCGAGCCGGTCAGGTAGAAATGAATCAGGCTCAAAGTGAAGCGGAAAAGGTCTGTGGCACAAACTGATGCTGCCATAATTACAGCCTGATGACTTGTGGAATGAAACATGTTGAACCTCCTTAATTGATGTGATTCGAGTGAGGAAGGCATTCTGTCCTTCTATAGTGTCCAGTAAATCAAACAGGAAGCTTGTCTCACGTGTGAGACAAGCCTCTCCATTAGCGAGTTGTATTGATTACAACTCTTCAAAGAATTCATTACTGGGTAGATGAAAATAGTTTCACGACGAATGGAGGAGGCTATGTCGGTAGCTTCTTCATTGGAGTACATATGCCACCACGAACCCCAAAAGCCTGCCGAGTTCGCGGCTGCCGCCATACCACGACTGACCCGTCAGGTTATTGCGAAAGCCACAAAAGCGAGGGCTGGAAGCAATACAAGCCAGGCCAGTCCCGACACCAGCGCGGTTATGGTTCGAAATGGGATGTTATCCGGGGGCGTGTACTAAAGCGTGACAAAGGCCTGTGTCAGTTGTGTTTGCGTGCCGGTGTGGTGCGCGAGGCGAAAACCGTTGACCACATCATCCCTAAAGCGCATGGCGGCACTGATGCCGACAGCAATCTGCAGAGCCTGTGCTGGCCGTGTCATAAGGCGAAGACGGCCCGTGAACGGCTGAAGTAAGAACCAGTTCCCACTGCCAGAGGGGAGGGGCGGGTCAAATCCCTGTGACCTGACGTCTTCCGGACTGCCCGCCCCATCGTTTTTTTATACCCGCGAAAAATGAAATTTAACCAGGAGTGCCGCATATGGCTGGAACGGCGGGGCGTTCCGGGCGTCGCCCCAAGCCAACGGCGCGCAAGGCGCTGGCCGGAACCCCCGGCAAGCGAGCCCTGAACAAAGATGAACCTGTTTTTACGCCCATCAAAGGTGTTGAGCCACCGGAGTGGTTCGCTGAAGAAGATCTCCCTCTCGCCACGATCATGTGGCAACTGACAACCAAAGAACTCTGCGGTCAGGGCCTGCTGTGCGTGACTGACCTCGCGGTGCTTGAGCGGTGGTGCGTGGCCTATGAGTTCTGGCGACGTGCCGTGAAAAATATTGCCAGACAGGGCAACACCATCACCGGTGCAATGGGCGGCATGGTCAAAAATCCGGAGCTGACCGCCAAAAAAGAACAGGAGTCCGAGATGAGCAGTACGGGGGCAATGCTCGGACTCGACCCCAGCAGCCGCCAGCGTCTGATTGGCCTGGCGGGGCAGAAGAAAGCCACTAACCCGTTTCTGAAAATTATCGAATCATGAGCCGGAAATCTTACCCCAACGTAAATGCTGCAAATCAGTATGCCCGTGATGTCGTGCGCGGAAAGATTGTGGCCTGCCAGTTTGTGATTCAGGCCTGCCAGCGCCATCTTGATGACCTGATGGCGGAAAAAAGTAAGTCGTTTCGTTACCGCTTCGACAAGGACCTGGCTGAACGGGCCGCGAAATTTATTCAGCTGTTGCCGCACACCAAGGGTGAGTGGGCATTCAAACGGATGCCCATCACGCTGGAGCCGTGGCAGCTCTTTGTGATCTGCTGCGCGTTTGGCTGGGTCAATAAAGGCTCCCGGCTGCGCCGCTTCCGGGAGGTGTATACCGAAATCCCCCGTAAGAACGGCAAATCGGCAATCTCTGCCGGTGTCGCCCTGTATTGTTTTGCCTGTGATAACGAGTTCGGCGCGGAAGTGTATTCCGGTGCCACGACGGAGAAACAGGCATGGGAAGTCTTTCGTCCGGCACGACTGATGTGTAAACGCACACCCATGCTGACGGAAGCGTTCGGGATTGAGGTTAACGCCTCAAACATGAACCGTCCGGAGGATGGTGCGCGGTTTGAACCGCTGATCGGTAACCCTGGTGATGGTTCATCACCCCACTGTGCGGTGGTGGATGAATATCACGAGCACGCCACCGATGCGCTTTATACCACGATGCTTACCGGGATGGGGGCGCGACGTCAGCCACTGATGTGGGCCATCACCACCGCCGGGTACAACATTGAGGGGCCGTGCTACGACAAGCGGCGGGAAGTTATCGAGATGCTCAACGGTTCGGTACCCAACGATGAACTGTTCGGGATCATCTATACCGTTGATGAAGGTGACGACTGGATCGACCCGCAGGTGCTGGAAAAAGCCAATCCAAATATTGGCGTGTCGGTTTATCGCGAATTTTTGTTAAGTCAGCAGCAGCGTGCGAAAAATAACGCCCGTCTGGCAAACGTCTTTAAAACAAAACACCTCAATATCTGGGTGTCGGCGCGTTCGGCGTATTTCAACCTGGTGAGCTGGCAGAGCTGCGAGGATAAATCACTGACCCTTGAGCAGTTCGAGGGGCAGCCGTGCATTCTGGCCTTTGACCTGGCGCGTAAGCTGGATATGAACAGCATGGCGCGACTTTATACCCGCGAGATTGACGGTAAAACGCATTACTACAGTGTGGCCCCGCGTTTCTGGGTACCGTATGACACGGTGTACAGCGTCGAGAAAAATGAAGATCGCCGGACAGCCGAACGCTTTCAGAAATGGGTGGAAATGGGCGTTCTGACTGTTACCGCTGGTGCGGAGGTGGATTATCGGTACATCCTCGAGGAGGCCAAAGCGGCGAACAAAATCAGCCCGGTCAGTGAGTCACCCATCGACCCCTTCGGGGCGACCGGGCTGTCGCATGACCTTGCTGATGAAGACCTGAACCCCATCACCATCATTCAGAACTACACCAACATGTCCGATCCGATGAAAGAGCTGGAAGCGGCGATTGAATCGGGGCGCTTTCATCATGACGGCAATCCCATCATGACCTGGTGTATCGGCAACGTGGTCGGCAAAACCATTCCGGGTAACGATGATGTGGTGAAGCCTGTCAAGGAGCAGGCGGAAAACAAAATCGATGGTGCGGTTGCGCTGATTATGGCGATCGGTCGGGCAATGCTCAAAGAACCCGACGATTTCCTCTCATCTCTTGATCCGGACGATGCTCTCTTAATTCTATGAAATCACTAATTGCTGATGTTATCGGGCTGGCTGGTTTTGGCCTGCTTACGTGCGGGTTTTACCTGCAGTTTGGTATGGCTCCGGCTCTGATGCTGTCCGGCGGTTTACTGCTGGTGGGCGCACTGGCTATGGCCAGAAGGGGGACGCGTGCTGCTTGATGCTCTGTTCAGAAGTAAATCACTGGAGAATCCTTCCACCCCGATAACCGGGGATGCCGTTGATACTGATGGGCTGTTCCGGACAGACGTTTATGTCAGTCCTGAAACTGCGATGAAACTGGCTGCGGTGTATTCCTGTATCTATGTCCTGTCTTCCAGCCTTGCCCAGATGCCGTTGCATGTTATGCGCAGGCACAATGGGAAGGTTGAGCCCGCACGCGATCATCCGGCGTTTTATCTGGTTCATGATGAGCCCAATACCTGGCAAACCAGTTACAAATGGCGCGAACTGAAGCAACGTCACATCCTTGGCTGGGGGAATGGGTATACCTGGGTGAAACGTAATCGTCGCGGTGAAGTCATATCCCTGGATTGCTGTATGCCGTGGGAAACGACGCTGATGAATACTGGTGGCCGATATACCTACGGTTTGTACAACGAATATGGGGCGTTTGCGATCAGCCCCGACGATATGATCCACATCCGTGCGCTGGGTAATAATCAGAAGATGGGGCTGAGTCCGATTATGCAACATGCCGAAACAATAGGCATGGGGATGAGCGGTCAGAAATACACAGAAAGCTTCTTCAGCGGTAATGCCCGTCCGGCGGGGATAGTATCCGTTAAAAGCGGACTCAATAAGGACAGCTGGGGCTGGCTTAAAGATCAGTGGCAGAAGGCATCGCAGGCGTTACGCAGCCAGGAAAACAAAACCATGCTGCTGCCAGCCGATCTGGATTACAAGGCACTGACTGTGTCGCCAGTTGACGCTCAGATCATTGACATGATGAAACTGAACCGTTCAATGATTGCCGGTATTTTCAATATTCCTGCGCACATGATTAATGACCTCGAAAAAGCCACCTTCTCCAATATTTCTGCGCAGGCGATTCAGTTTGTCCGCTACACGATGATGCCGTGGGTAACGAACTGGGAGCAGGAGCTTAACCGTCGCTTGTTTACCCGCGCTGAGTTAGCCGCCGGGTATTACGTTAGGTTCAATCTGACGGGGCTTTTACGCGGAACTCCGCAGGAGCGCGCGCAATTCTATCACTTCGCTATTACCGATGGATGGATGAGCCGTAATGAAGCCCGCGCATTCGAGGATATGAATCCGGTTGAAGGGCTGGATGAGATGCTGGTAAGCGTGAATGCTGCTAACCCGGCAGGAGATTTTAAGCCCCCAAAAAATGATGAGGGAAAAACCAATGAATGACCGTGAAATCCGTTGTTACAGCGGTGAGGTGCGTGCTGAGCGGCATGACGATAACCCTGCGCACATTATCGGTTATGGATCGGTGTTTGACTGTCGTTCTGAGCTGATATTTGGTTCATTCCGCGAAATCATCCGGCCCGGCGCTTTTGACGATGTGCTTGGTGATGATGTACGCGCACTGTTTAACCACGATCCTAATTTTATTCTTGGGCGTAGTGCAGCAGGCACGCTGAATCTTTCAGTTGATGAGCGCGGATTGCGCTATGACATCCAGGCTCCGGAGACACAGACCATTCGTGATCTGGTGCTGGCCCCGATGCAACGTGGAGATATTAACCAGTCATCTTTTGCTTTCCGTGTCGCCCGTGACGGCGAGGAGTGGTATCAGGATGAGGACGGGGTTGTTATTCGCGAGATAACCCGCTTTTCCCGTCTGCTGGATGTCAGTCCTGTGACATATCCTGCCTATCAGGAGGCTGACTCGGCTGTTCGCTCCATGAAAGCATGGCAGGAGGCGCGCAACAGCGGCGCGCTACAGAAAGCCATTAATCAACGTATGGCGCGTGAACGCGTCCTGACCCTTCTTAACGCGTAAAGGAAACATCATGAAACTGCATGAACTGAAACAGAAACGTAATACTATCGCAACTGACATGCGCGCCCTGAATGAAAAAATTGGTGATAACGCATGGACGGAAGAGCAGCGCACTGAGTGGAACAAAGCAAAATCCGAACTGGAAGCGCTTGATGAACGAATTGCACGCGAAGAAGAACTGCGTCGTCAGGATCAGGCGTACATTGAAAGCAATGAGGAAGAGCAGCGTCAGAATCTTGATCCGGAAAACAATCCACAACAGGATGAGAAACGAGCTCAGGTTTTTGATAAGTGGATGCGTCACGGTGCCAGTGAGCTGACATCAGAAGAACGAAAGGCGTTGCGTGAACTTCGTGCCCAGGGCGTAGCTCAGGATGAAAAGGGCGGATATACCGTACCAGAAACATTCCTGGCGAAAGTTGTTGAGAAGATGAAATCCTACGGTGGCATCGCCAGTGTGGCGCAGATTCTTACCACTTCTGACGGTCGCACTATGGAGTGGGCAACAGCTGATGGTACTTCCGAAGTTGGTGTTCTGCTGGGCGAAAATGAAGAAGCCGGTGAAGAAGACACCGATTTCGGTATGGGAAGCCTTGGGGCGCTCAAAATGACATCGAAAATAATTCGTGTGTCTAATGAGTTGCTGCAGGACAGTGCGATCGATATGGAAGCTTATCTTGCCCGTCGCATTGCTGAACGTATTGGTCGTGGTGAAGCCCGTTATCTGATTCAGGGAACTGGTGCTGGTACGCCTAAACAACCCAAAGGGCTGGTCGCATCTGTGACCGGCACAACACAGACTGCCGCGGCAAATACGGTGAAGTGGCAGGAAATTCTGGCTCTGAAACACAGCATTGATCCTGCATATCGTCGCGGACCGAAATTCCGCCTGGCGTTTAACGATAATACGCTGAAACTGATCAGTGAGATGGAAGACGGTCAGGGACGCCCTTTATGGTTGCCGGATATTGTTGGTGTGGCACCTGCTTCAGTGTTGAATGTACCGTATGTCATTGATCAGGAAATTGATGATATCGGGGCGGGTAAAAAATTCATGTTCTGTGGTGACTTTGATCGCTTCATTATCCGTCGTGTGCGATACATGATTCTTAAACGTCTGGTTGAGCGTTACGCGGAATATGATCAGACCGGTTTTCTGGCCTTCCATCGTTTTGACTGTATCCTGGAAGACACCTCTGCCATTAAAGCGCTGGTGGGGAAAGGTAGCGTTGGTGGTTGATTAGTCTTTTTACGTAATACAGCACGCCGCGTAATGCGGTTTTTTTGTGCCCGCGTTCTGGCGGGCACAGGAGGTTTTATGCTGTTAAAAATGGAAGAGATTAAGCTTCAGCTCCGTCTGGATGATGATTTCTCTGATGAAGATGAGTTGCTTGAACTGCTTGGTAAGGCCGCTCAGAGTCGTACGGAAAACTTCCTTAACCGTAAGTTGTATGCAACCGCAGATGACAGGCCTGCGGATGATCCTGATGGGCTTGTGATATCTGATGATGTGAAGCTGGCACTTCTGCTACTTGTCAGCCATTTCTACGAAAACCGCTCAACGGTTACAGACGTTGAGAAAATGGAGTTGCCAATGAGTTTTAACTGGTTGGTTGCTCCTTATCGCCTTATACCACTATGAAAATTCGTCAGGCGCAGACCAGCGCAACCTACATACTGCCGGACCCCGGCGAACTGAATAAACGCGTCCTGATCCGCCAGCGGGTGGATATGCCCGCGGATAACTTTGGCGTGGAGCCTCAATACCCGGTTGCGTTCCGGGCATGGGCGAAGGTTATCCAGACCAGTGCCACCACCTGGCAGGAAACCGCGCAGACCGGGGACGCCATCACCCATTACATCACCATTCGCTACCGCCGCGGGATCACTGCTGATTATGAGGTGGTCTGTGATGACAGTGTGTACCGGGTGAAACGTCAGCGCGATCTGAACGGGGCGCGGCGCTTTCTGCTGCTGGAGTGTACGGAACTGGGCGAATTTACGCAGAGTCACGGAGGCAGCAATGGCGACTCCCTTTTTTCACGTTGATGTTCAGCAGCCCGCCGAGATGCGCTTTAACCGCGCCCGTGTCCGGCGGGCGTTTGTCACGATTGGGCAGCGTCATATGCGTGATGCCCGTCGGCTGGTGATGCGCCGTGCGCGGTCGGCACCGGGTGAAAACCCCGGTTATCAGACCGGACGCCTGGCTCGTTCGATTGGTTACATGGTGCCGAGAGCCAGTAAAAAGCGAGCCGGTTTTATGACACGCATTGCCCCTAACCAGCGCAACGGGAAGGGGAACCGGATGATCTCTGGTGACTTCTATCCGGCGTTTCTGTTTTTTGGTGTCCGGGGAGGAGCAAAACGTCGTCGTAGTCATCATCGTGGTGCATCCGGTGGCAGCGGCTGGCGGCTGGCTCCACGTAATAACTTTATGGTGGAAACGCTTGAAAAGAACCGCAGCTGGACACGCTATTTTCTGGCGCGAGAATTACGTAAATCACTGAAGCCTGAGCGACGACGCAGATGAAACTGACGCCTGTTATTGCTGCGCTGCGTGCCCGCTGCCCGTATTTTGAAAACCGGGTGGCAGGCGCGGCACAGTTCAAAAATCTGCCGGAGGTCGGAAAGCTGAGACTCCCGGCGGCGTATGTGGTACCGGGTGATGACTCTCCGGGAGAAAACAAAAGCCAGACCGACTACTGGCAGGAGCTGAAAGAGGGCTTCTCCGTGGTTGTCATACTGAGTAACGGGCGTGATGAGCTCGGTCAGTTTGCTTCGTATGATGTGGTGGACGATGTCCGGCAGATGCTCTTTAAGGCCTTGCTGGGCTGGAACCCGGAAGCGTGCGGTAACCCGATTACCTATGACGGCGGCACGCTGCTGGATCTGAATCGTCATGAGCTGATTTATCAGTTCGATTTTTCGGTCATCAGCGAGCTGACTGAAGACGATACCCGCCAGCAGGATGATCTGAACAGTCTGGATGAACTGCAAACGCTGGCGATTGATGTTGATTATCTCGAGCCCGGTAACGGGCCTGACGGCGATATCGAACATCACACCGAAATAACCCTTCCTTCCTGAGGATCCTCATGTTTGTCAAACCTGTTAAAGGGCGGTCAGTGCCTGACCCTGCCCGCGGCGACCTTTTGCCCGCCGAAGGGCGAAATGTTGACGAGAACAACTACTGGCTGCGCCGTGAAGCAGCGGGTGATATCCGGCGCGTGAATAAAAAGGTGAACACCGATGACGATAAGCTTTAACACCATTCCGTCGAATACGCTGGTTCCGTTGTTTTATGCGGAAATGGATAACCAGGCGGCGAATACTGCACAGGACAGCGGAGCATCGCTGCTGATTGGTCATGCCAATAACGGTGCAGAGATTGTTGCCAACAGTCTGGTACTGATGTCGTCGGCAGACTATGCACGCCAGATTTGTGGTGCGGGAAGTCAGCTGGCGCGTATGGTCGAGGCTTATCGCCAGACTGACCCGTTTGGCGAGCTGTATGTGATTGCCGTTCCTGAATCCACAGGTGCGGCGGCAACAGTTACGCTGACGGTGACCGGGGCGGCAACCGAAACCGGCACGGTGAATGTGTATGTAGGACGTACCCGCGTGCAGGCACCGGTGACTAACGGCGATAACGTCACGATGATTGCCAGCAGTATCCAGGATGCCATCAATGCCGTTCCGACCCTGCCGTTTACGGCTTCATCTTTGGCAGGCGTGGTCACACTGACCGCGCGTCATAAGGGGCTTTGTGGGAATGAAATTCCTGTCAGCCTCAATTACTACGGCTTTGGTGGGGGCGAAGTGCTGCCAGCGGGCGTACAGATTGCCGTGGCGACGGGTACCGCCGGAACGGGTGCTCCGGTTCTCACCGGCGCGGTGGCTGCAATGGCGGATGAGCCGTTTGATTATATCGGCCTGCCGTTCAACGACACGGCCTCCGTTAACACGCTGGTGACCGAGATGAACGATACCAGCGGTCGCTGGAGCTATGCGCGTCAGCTGTATGGTCATGTGTATACGGCAAAGATCGGCACGCTGTCAGAACTGGTGACCGCAGGTGACCAGTTTAACCAGCAGCACATTACCCTGGCGGGGTACGAAAAAGAGACCCAGACGCCTGCCGACGAGCTGGCGGCAAGCCGTACCGCCCGCGCAGCGGTGTTTATCCGCAACGATCCGGCACGTCCCACGCAGACCGGTGAGCTGGTGGGTATGCTGCCTGCGCCGAAGGGGAAACGGTTCACGATGACCGAACAACAGACCCTGCTGTCTCATGGCGTGGCAACGGCGTATGTCGAAAGCGGGGTACTACGCATTCAGCGTGATGTCACCACGTACAGGAAAAACGCTTACGGGGTTGCGGATAACAGTTACCTCGACAGTGAGACGCTGCATACCAGCGCGTATGTACTGCGCAAACTGAAATCCGTCATTACCAGTAAGTACGGGCGTCACAAGCTTGCCAGTGACGGTACCCGCTTTGGTCCCGGTCAGGCGATTGTCACCCCGGCGGTGATCAAAGGGGAACTGCTGGCAACCTACCGTCAGCTTGAGCGTGCGGGGATCGTGGAAAACTACGAACTGTTTAAGCAGTACCTGGTTGTGGAGCGTGATGCCAGCGATCCGAACCGCCTGAACACGCTGTTCCCGCCTGACTATGTTAACCAGCTGCGTGTCTTTGCCGTGGTTAATCAGTTCCGTCTTCAGTATTCAGAGGAGTCTGCATAATGGCCCGTATCGGGGGAACCTGTTATTTCAAAATTGACGGTCAGCAGCTATCGCTGACCGGCGGCATTGAGGTGCCCATGAACAAAACGGTTAACGATGACATCATCGGCCTGGACGGTTCAGTGGACCGCAAGGAAACTCACCGTGCGCCTTATGTCAAAGGGACCTTCAAGGTGCCGAAGAATTTTCCGGTAAGCAAAATCACCTCGTCTGATGAGATGACCATCACTGCCGAGCTGGCGAACGGTCAGGTCTATGTACTGTCGTCTGCCTGGCTGCACGGCGAAGCGAACCATAATGCCGAAGAAGGCACGGTTGATCTTGAGTTCCACGGTGAAGAAGGGGATTACCAGTAATGAAAGAGCTTGAGTTAAAGAAACCGATTACTGCTCATGGCGAGACACTCTCCGTACTGGAGTTTGATGAACCCACCGGGAAGGATGTCCGCGAGCTGGGGTATCCCTACCAGATGAATCAGGATGAGTCAGTCAGACTTCTGGCGCATGTGGTGTCGAAATACATTGTGCGGCTGGCGAAAGTGCCGCAAAGCTCTGTCGACCAGATGTCTCCGGCAGACCTGAATGCAGCGGCGTGGCTTGTGGCTGGTTTTTTCCTCCAGGCCTGACGGCTGAATACCTCACTGATCGCTTCTTTGACTGCGCCAGCTACTGGCGCATTAATCCTTTCGAATTGCTGAATATGCCGATCAGTGAAATTCCCTTGCTGGTCAGTCAGGCAAACAGGATAGAGCAGGAGAAACGCACACATGGCGGAATTTGAGCTTAAGGCGTTGATCACCGGTGTCGACAGGCTTTCTCCCGCGCTGTCGAAAATGCAAAAGAAAATCCGGGGATTTAAACGCCAGGCGGAAGAAGCGTCACAGGGTGGGCTGGCGCTTGGTGGCGGACTGGCAGCGGGTCTGACGCTTTCCCTGAAATCTTATGCCGATCAGGAAAACGCCGCCACCGGGCTGAAAGTCGCCATGATGGATGCGAACGGCGAGGTTGGAAAGAGCTTTCAGGACATCAATAAACTGGCTATTGGCCTGGGTAACCAGCTACCCGGTACAACGGCTGATTTCCAGAACATGATGCAGATGCTGGTGCGTCAGGGGATCCCGGCAGAAAACATTCTTGGCGGTGTGGGTAAAGCGACAGCTTATCTTGCGGTACAACTGAAAAAAACACCGGAAGCGGCTGCTGAGTTTGCTGCAAAGATGCAGGATGCTACCGGAACGGCGTCAGAAGACATGATGGGGCTGTTCGACACTATCCAGAAGGCGTTTTATCTGGGTGTTGACGATACCAACATGTTGTCCTTCTTCACTAAAACCAGCTCTGTTCTGAAGATGGTGAACAAGGACGGTCTTCAGGCTGCACAGAGCCTTGCCCCCATCAGCGTCATGATGGATCAGATGGGGATGAACGGGGAGTCGGCAGGTAACGCCCTGCGAAAAGTTATCCAGTCCGGATTAAGCGTTAAGAAAATCAGGGACGTCAATAAAATCATGGCCCGCCAGAAACTCGGGGTACAGCTCGATTTTACTGACGGCAAAGGAAGTTTTGGCGGTCTTGATAACATGTTCAGGCAACTGGCAAAGCTGCGAAAACTGACCGACGTTAAGCGAACAGGTGTACTTAAGGCAATATTTGGTGATGATGCCGAAACCCTTCAGGTGGTCAATGCACTAATCGATAAAGGAAAGGATGGCTACGATCAGATCCAGCAGAAGATGAATAAACAGGCCAGCCTGAATAAACGTGTTCAGGCCCAGCTTGGTACGCTGTCCAACCTGTGGGAGGCAATGACGGGGACCGCAACTAACGGCCTTGCGGCTATTGGCGGCGCATTTTCTGGTGACGCCAAAAATATCACGCAATGGCTGGGGGAGTTAGGGGAAAAATTCACGAAGTTTGCGGATGAAAATCCCCGGGTTATTCGCGGCGTCGTCGGGCTTGCTGCCGGTCTTGCGATTCTGAAACTGGGATTGATGGGCGTTGGCGGTGCCATCAGTATTGTCAGCAGGATCATGTCGATGACGCCGATTGGAATGATTGCGACGGCGATAGCCCTGGCTGCGGGATTAATTATCACTAACTGGGATGTTGTCGGACCTTATTTCAAGAAGCTCTGGGAAACCATTGGTCCTTATTTTGAGGCTGGCTGGGAACTTCTGAAGAAGGTTTTTGCCTGGTCGCCGCTGGGGATGGTAATCAATAACTGGGGACCGGTTGTTAAGTGGTTTCAGGATATGTGGGACAAACTGAAGCCAATTATTGAGTGGTTTACCGACAGTTCCGGTGACACGGTCGATGCCATTAACTCTGCGCAGTGGGGCGCGGGTGCTTATGATGCTTATGGGACGGGAATACCGGCACGGGGATACACACCTTATCAGGCGGTAGATCCGGCTCAGTCAAACAACGCCTCCGGTGCCACAGGCCCGAATCCCTTCATGATTAACAAAGCTTCTGCGCCAAAAGTTGATGGTGAGATCAAGGTCTCTTTTGTGAATTCGCCTCCGGGTATGCGGGTTATGGAAACGCGATCCAGCGGTTTTGATGTCAGCCATGATGTTGGCTATACGCGCTTTGGCAGGTAATGAAAAATTAATCTGTTAATGAGTCCCACTCCGGTGGGATTTTTTATGTACGGAGTTTATATGACGTGGAAAGACAGACTTCAGGACGCGTCATTTCGCGGTGTGCCGTTTAAGGTTGAAGAAGAAAGTGCGGGAACCGGTCGTCGTGTGGAAACGCACGAATACCCGAACCGCGACAAACCCTATACCGAAGACCTGGGGAAAATCACTTTCCGCCCGTCCATCACAGCTTATGTGGTGGGAGATGACTGCTTTGACCAGCGCGATCGCCTGATTGACGCGCTGAATAAACCCGGTCCCGGCACGCTTGTCCATCCGACTTACGGTGAGCTGAAAGTCTGTGTTGACGGGGAAGTTCGGGTCAGCACATCGAAGAGTGAAGGGCGTATTGTCCGCTTTGACCTGAAGTTTGTCGAAGCGGGAGAACTCTCTTACCCCACTTCAGGTGCGGCGACGGCGCAGACGCTGATGTCATCCTGTTCTGCACTGGATGACTGCATCAGTGACAGCTTCAGTGGTTTCAGTATCGATGGCGTGGCAGATTTTGTGCAGAACGACGTCGTCGGTAATGCCAGCACAATGCTTGGGTATGTTTCTGATGCGATGAAAGTGGTGGATTCTGCCGTATCGGATGCCGCCAGGCTGTTGCAGGGGGATATCTCGGTACTTCTGCCGCCACCATCGTCAGGCAAAAATTTCGTTGAGCAGGTGCAGAAAATGTGGCGTACCGGGAAACGCCTTTATGGTAACGCCAGCGACCTGGTCACCATGATCAAAACGCTTTCCGGTGTCAGCCTCGGCAGCGATCTGCAACCGCGCGGCGTCTGGAAAACGGACAGTAAAACTACCGCCACGGCGACGCAGCAGCGTAACGTGGTTGCCAGCACCCTTCGTACGACCGCAATCAGCGAAGCGGCGTATGCCGTCACACGATTGCCTGCGCCCACAACTTCCGCGGTGATGCAGAATGCCACAGTAGGGCAGTCAACAACACCCGCGCAGAGCACCGGCTGGCCTTCTGTCACGCATCCGGCACTGAACAATGCACCGGCGGTGAAAAACACGGTTGACCTGCCAACGTGGGAAGAACTGACCGACATTCGCGACACACTGAATACGGCAATTGATAAGGAGTTGTCCCGTACAACCAGTGATGCGCTGTTTCTGGCGCTGCGCCGGGTGAAAGCAGATCTGAATGCGGATATCAACACGCGCCTTGAACAGTCTGCACGGATCATTCAGCGCACGCCGGATGAGGTTTTACCCGCGCTGGTGCTGGCGGCGACCTGGTTTGATAACGCGGCGCGTGACGCGGACATTATCCGGCGTAATGCCATTACGCATCCCGGCTTTGTGCCGGTGATCCCTCTGAAGGTGCCAGTGCAATGAACGACAATGTCACGCTACGGGTAAATGGCCGGGAGTGGAATGGCTGGACATCGGTGCGCATCGGTGCCGGTATTGAACGGCTGGCGCGGGATTTCAGTGTGGAGATCACTCGCCAGTGGCCGGGAGATGAGGGTATCACCACGCTTCAGCCGCGCATTAAAAACGGTTCAAAAGTGGAAGTGCTGATTGGTGATGAGCTGGTGATCACCGGCTGGGTGGAGGCGACTCCCGTTCGGTCAGCACCGGTATTGCCGGACGTAGTCTGACGGCTGACCTGATTGACTGTGCAGCCGAACCGACACAGTTTAACGGACGCTCGCTGGTGCAGATTGCGCAGGCGCTTGCTGCGCCTTTCGGCATTGAGGTGGTGAACAGCGGTGCGCCGTCGGGTGTTATTCCTGATGTTCAGCCTGATCACGGTGAAACGGTGATTGAGGTTATCAACAAAATACTCGGTCAGCAGCAGGCGCTGGCTTACGACGATCCGCACGGCAGGCTGGTGATTGGCGGTATTGGCTCAACGCGGGCACATACCGCGCTGGTACTTGGGGAAAACATCCTTTCCTGTGATACGGAGAAGAGTATCCGGGAGCGGTTTTCTGTTTACCAGGTGGCGGGGCAGCGTGCCGGAAACGACGATGATTTCGGTGAGGTCACCACCACCGCGCTGCGGGCCCGCACAGAGGACGCATTTATTGCCCGTTACCGTCCGATGTATATCAGGCAGACAGGGCAGGCCACGGGGGCAGGCTGTATTGCGCGTGCTGACTTTGAAGCCCGACAACGGGCGGCGCGGACGGATGAAACCACCTATGTGGTGCAGGGCTGGCGACAGGGTAACGGTACGCTGTGGCAGCCCAACCAGCGGGTGATTGTCTTCGATCCAGTCTGTGGTTTCGACAATACCGAACTGCTTGTCTCGGAAGTCACGTTTACTCAGGACCAGAACGGCACCCTGACGGAAATCCGTGTCGGCCCGCCTGATGCTTATCTGCCTGAACCCGAAGCCCCCGGCGCGCGGAAAAAGAAAAAAGCCAGAGTACAGGAGGACCCGTTCTGATGAGGACGATTGAAGCCATGCAGCGACAACTTCTCGGCCTGATTGCGCGGGCAGTGGTGAAAAGCATCAGTGCCGCCACGAAATGTCAGACCGTGGATGTGTCCCTGATTGCCGGTGAACCCAAAGCCGGGGTTGAACATCTTGAACCCTACGGTTTTACCGCAAGGGCAAACAGCGGCGCGGAAGCGGTGGTGTTGTTTCCGGATGGCGACCGTTCTCATGCGGTGGTTGTTACGGTGTCGGACCGGCGCTACCGCCTGAAAGGGTTGCAGACGGGTGAGGTGGCTGTCTATGACGATCAGGGGCAGTCTGTGACGCTGACCCGGGAGGGGATCGTGGTGGACGGTGCAGGTAAAACGATCACGTTTCGCAATTCACCTAAAGCACGTTTTGAAATGGACCTGGAAGTGACAGGACAGGTGAAAGACCTGTGCGACTCCAGCGGCACTACCATGTCAGCGATGCGGCTTGCCTATAACGGGCATCGTCACAGAGAGAACGGTCAGGGCAGTAACACCGACAAACCGGATAAAGCGATGGAGGCATGATGGAACTGTGGCTGACGGTGAACGGTAAACGCACCTGCGCCAGCGCACCGCTGGATCCGCTGACCCGCGCCGTGGTGATTTCCCTGTTTACCTGGCGGCGGGCGGAGCCTGATGACAACGCCGACGTCCCGATGGGATGGTGGGGGGATACCTGGCCTGCGGTACAGAATGACCGTTACGGCTCACGACTGTGGCTGCTTCAGCGCAGCAAACTGACCAATCAGCTGGTGCAGACAGTAAGGGGGTATATCCGCGAATGCCTGCAATGGATGATTGATGACGGCGTGGTGTCCCGTATTGATCTGGATATCCGCCGCACCGGGATTAATGAGCTGGGTAACAGTATCACCCTCTGGCGTCGTGACGGACCGGTAATGATTTCTTTTGATGATCTGTGGAGTGCGATAACGCATGGCGGACAGTGAATTTCAGCGCCCGACGCTGGCAGAAAATATCAGTATGCTCCGTAACGATTTATTCGCCAGGCTGGACGTCAGCGACACGCTCCGGCGCATGGATGAAGACGTGCGGGCAAAGGTGTATGCGGCGGCGCTGCATACGGTTTACGGTTACATCGATTATCTGGCAATGAACATGCTGCCTGACCTGTGCGATGAGTCCTGGCTGGCGCGACATGCTGCGATGAAACGGTGTCCGCGCAAGGGGGCCACGGCTGCCAGCGGGTATATGCGCTGGGAAGGTGTCAGCGATGGCCTGAAGGTGACCGCCGGGAGCGTGATTCAGCGCGATGACCTGGTTCAGTACACGGCAACTGCTGATGCAACCAGCTCCGGTGGTGTCCTGCGCGTGCCGATCGCCTGCTCAAGTGCAGGCGCGGTCGGTAACGCTGACGACGGTACGGCATTAATCCTGGTCACGCCGGTGAATGGTCTGCCGTCTTCCGGTGTTGCAGATACCCTGACTGGCGGATTCGATACTGAAGATCTGGAAACGTGGCGCGCCCGCGTCATTGAGCGGTATTACTGGACGCCTCAGGGCGGGGCTGACGGGGACTATGTTGTCTGGGCTAAAGAAGTGCCCGGCATTACCCGCGCATGGACATACCGTCACTGGATGGGAACGGGAACTGTCGGTGTGATGATTGCCAGCAGTGACCTGATTAATCCCATTCCGGAAGAATCAACGGAAACGGCGGCAAGACAACACATTGAGCCACTGGCCCCGGTGGCAGGCTCTGATTTGTATGTATTCAGGCCGGTGGCGCATAAAGTGGATTTTCATATCCGCGTGACGCCGGACACACCGGAAATACGGGCTGCCATTACCGCGGAGTTGCGTTCGTTCCTGCTGCGTGATGGTTATCCGCAGGGAGAACTCAAGGTATCGCGTATCAGTGAGGCGATTTCCGGTGCGAACGGGGAATACAGCCATCAGTTGCTTGCACCGGTGGACAATATCTCCATTGCGAAAAACGAACTGGCGGTACTGGGGACGATTTCATGGACGTGACAAACGATGATTACATCCGCCTGTTATCGGCACTGTTGCCGCCCGGTCCGGCGTGGTCAGCCAGCGATCCGGCGATTGCCGGTGCGGCACCGTCATTAACCCGTGTTCATCAGCGTGCGGATGCCCTGATGCGGGAGCTGGATCCTCGCACCACCACTGAACTGATAAACCGCTGGGAGCGTCTGTGCGGTCTGCCGGATGAATGTATTCCGGCGGGAACGCAGACCCTTCGCCAGCGTCAGCAACGGCTGGATGCGAAGGTTAACCTGGCGGGCGGCATCAACGAGGATTTTTATCTTGCACAGCTTGCTGCCCTGGGCAGACCAGATGCCACCATCACGCGATACGACAAAAGCACTTTCACCTGCTCATCGGCCTGTACTGACGCGGTGAATGCGCCGGAATGGCGGTATTACTGGCAGGTCAACATGCCAGCCACCACCAACTCCACCTGGATGACATGTGGCGATCCCTGTGATTCCGCACTGCGTATCTGGGGTGACACCGTTGTCGAGTGTGTGCTTAACAAACTCTGCCCGTCGCAAACCTACGTAATTTTTAAATATCCGGAGTAATCCATGCATCGTATAGACACGAAAACCGCGCAGAAGGATAAGTTCGGCGCGGGTAAGAACGGTTTTACCCGTGGTAACCCCCAGACCGGCACGCCTGCCACCGATCTGGATGATGACTACTTTGACATGTTGCAGGAGGAACTTTGCAGCGTGGTGGAGGCATCCGGTGCCAGCCTGGAGAAGGGGCGGCACGACCAGTTACTTACCGCACTTCGCGCGCTGCTGTTAAGCCGCAAGAATCCGTTTGGCGATATCAAATCGGATGGCACTGTGCAAACGGCTCTCGAAAACCTTGGTTTGGGAGAAGCTGGCATTACCTGTGGTGTGCCTGTTCCATGGCCTTCAGCCACACCGCAACAGGCTGGCTGAAATGCAACGGTGCGGCTTTTTCTGCTGAAGAATACCCGGAACTGGCAAAGGCTTATCCGACAAATAAATTGCCTGATTTACGTGGTGAGTTTATTCGTGGCTGGGATGACGGGCGCGGTATTGATGCAGGACGTGTTTATTGAGCATTCAGACAGGGATGCTGGAAAAACACCGCCATATTGTTGTTGCCAATGATGGTTACGACACAAAAGATGAATGGGAACTGGCTACGATTTTCAAAAAGACATACACACAAGGACGGGGACTTGATGCCACAAATACAGGAGGGAGTCTGATCCCATCACCGACACTTCATTCACGAGGGAGTATCGGTAATACTGGCGGGAGTGAAACCCGTCCACGAAATATTGCATTTAACTATATCGTGAGGGCTGCATAATGGATAACGCCGTATTAAATAGCGAGCTTATTGCCACGAAGGCGGGGAATATTACCGTCTATAACTATGATGGTAAAACTCGGGAATATATTTCTACTTCAAATGAATATCTTGCCATTGGTGTCGGTATCCCTGCATATTCCTGTCTGGATGAACCTGGTATACATAAGGCGGGTTATGCTATCTGCCGTTCGATGGATTTAAACTCATGGGAATATGTGCCAGACCATCGCGGTGAAATCGTCTATAACACCGAAACGGGAGACGCCAAAGAAATCACAGCTCCGGTGATATCCTGAAATACAACCACTATCGCCCCGTTAACGCCATTCGATAAATGGGATGGTGAAAAATGGGTGACAGATACTGAGGCACAACACGGTGCCGCAGTAGAAGCGGCAGAAGCACAGCGCCAGTCACTGATTGATGCAGCAATGGCTTCCATCAGTCTGATTCAACTGAAATTGCAGGCCGGACGTAAACCGACGCAGGCAGAAACAACCAGACTTAACGCTGTGCTGGATTACATTGACGCGGTGACGGCAACAGATACCAGCACCGCGCCGGATGTCATCTGGCCTGAACTGCCGGAGGCGTAGGCCATTCAATATCTGGCGCACTGGAGGTATCAACCAGCTCCAGTGCATCCAGATAATCCAGCCACAAATTATATTGCGCCAGTTCCTCACCTTTCAGACGACCAATAGCGGCTTTACCGGGCCATTGTTTACTGTTCATGTATTCGTTGGCCTGGTTAATTAGTAGCTGTCTTTCTGATTCAGTAATTTCAATAAGTTCTTCATGCGTGGGTGGAGGAATATCTGCCCACGCAGGCAGCCCATCATCTCCGGCAATACGGATTTTTCCTTGTGGCGGTTCAGCCATAAACTCACTGATAATATTTTGATTTACTTCCTTAGCGTCTGATAAATCCCATCCCTCTGATTTATATTTATCAATCATATCCACAGGGAAAAAAGCATTATGCCTTGCGCTATAAACATATTCATTCATATAAATCACCCTGAATAAAATTACTCACCAACAGCCCACCAACTGTAATTCATCGATACCGTGTCGCTGGTTGATGACGTTCTGTAAGCAGAATTAAAGCCGGTTAACGTTGGGCCTTCTGCAGTCATCACGAACCCTCGCCCAGCGCCTAAAGGCGCACCGCCATCACCAGAATGAGTAAGCATGGCGCAGTCCGCTTTTTTGGAGAAAGGGATGCTGAATGTAATTCTCATTGTTTGCGTCGATAATGTCGGCGTAACCGCACCACGACCATATTGCAGGATTTTCCCGTTGGGTAATTTCATCCATCCATCACCACTGGCAAAAGAGGCCATGTCCGGTATCTGATTTTCCCCTGTCCCCACATCCCGTTTTGCCGCTTCTCCCAAACCAACGTTTAAGAAAATGCAGAGATTATGGCTAACTGGCATCATCCCCGGTTTTTACTCAGGGGAATGCTCATGCTTATTGGCTATGTCCGCGTATCAACAAATAACCAGAATACGGAATTACAGCGTAATGCGCTGGAGTGTGCAGGATGTGAGCTGATTTTTGAAGACAAGATAAGCGGTACAAAGTCCGACAGACCAGGACTGAAAAAGCTGCTCAGGACATTATCGGCAGGTGACACGCTGGTGGTCTGGAAACTGGACCGACTGGGGCGCAGTATGCGGCATCTTGTCGTGCTGGTGGAGGAGTTGCGCGAACGAGGCATCAACTTTCGTAGTCTGACGGATTCAATTGATACCAGTACCCCAATGGGGCGCTTTTTCTTTCATGTGATGGGTGCCCTGGCTGAAATGGAGCGTGAACTGATTGTTGAACGAACAAAAGCTGGACTGGAAGCAGCTCGCGCACAGGGACGAATTGGTGGACGTCGTCCCAAACTTACACCAGAACAATGGGCGCAGGCCGGGCGATTAATTGCATCAGGCGTTCCTCGCCAAAAGGTGGCGATCATCTATGATGTTGGTATATCGACACTGTATAAGAAGTTTCCGGTCGGAGATAAATGAAACCGTAGCACGTCGTATGCAAGAAGATCGTGCTGCGGTTTATGCTTATCACTTAAAGACTCAAAAATTAGGTGAGTAACGGACCGGGGACATAGCTCCTTTTTTTCTTAATTCATCTGGTATTTTTTTTCCAAGATAAAGATTTGCTATTTCAGGTGGGGCTTCTCGACCTTCAAAACCATAGCGAGAACTTTGTGTTGCCTCAAAGTCCGGATCCTCGTCCCAGTATTTCATCGTAGGGAAATTTTCACGTGTTGATTTGAGCCATTTATCAGCAATGAAAACCCCTCGAACGATCCCCCTTACAGTAGCAAGAATGACTTCTGCTTGGCTGGCGCGAGAGACATTAATGCGCCAGCTAAATCGAACCGCATCATAAAGCTCTGAATCCTTTGCACTTCTGTTAACGGAAATCATTAATGCTTTATGATGAAATGTTATGGTTTCGGGTTGATATGTTGCTATCAACTCTTTGACATGCGCGGCGCCGAATTCATTGCTGCCAGCACCATTCATGATATTCGTTAACCCAGGGTAGGCATCAATAAGTGCTGCTTCGACTTCGTACGCCGTCTTTTCATCAGTCATTCCGTGTCGATGGATGACATGGATAACCTCAAGTCCTGCTAACCTTATTTCTCTAATTTGCTTTAGCTTGTTGCTCAGTAACTCGTCATCATCAGTCGCTGCCACTTCACCGCGCATATGGGCAAATACGCGGTTACCTTTGCCTTTCCCTACATAGAAGGTGCTTCCGTCCCTCGGATCAATCAATCGGTATACATACCAGCCAAGGTGTTCAATTACTCCAGAAGGAAACTCAGTAATATCCATTTTGCAATATCTATGAATTATTCGTGAGACGTATATTAATGAACATTGCAAGGGCTCACAACCAGTAGTGTTGAGAAAATCATCGGGGAAATGAGGCTAAGTCTTTGAATTTACATAGTACAAAAAAGATACTTTTCCTCATAATGTGAATTAATTTTATGTTTCGTTTGATGATTGGACCGGTCTCGAAAACCGGAGTAGGGGCAACTCTACCGGGGGGGCAAATCCCCCTCTCTCCGCCACTTTATCAATGACTTATCTCCCGACTTCCCGCCTTGCTTTTCCTAAACAGAACAATCGTAGAATATTCTTGAAGGGTTAGATCGTCACTGTTTTCTGTTCGATACTGTGACATTCAGCACTTGATTCGCTATGGATCTGACAGGAAGGTTTCGAGCGAAAATCTGCAGTTATTCAGTCGTTTTCTTATCGGTCACCATTATTCTTTTAGACATTGATCCTACAAAGCTGCCGCAAAGTTGGTGGTGGGAACTGAAGTTGCGTAGAGAAGGGGTCAATACCCGGAGGCAAACATGGGCTGGCAAAAGTGTAGCGGTATTAGGCGCAGCTATTTAGCCTAGTTATGTTTTATGAAAACTTGATATCATATAAGTGTCTTACTTATTGGCTGTAAATAAGTTTTTCCTAAGGAATTGTTTCTTGAGTATCATTTGTAACTGTAACGGAATTTATAATCCTTTGCTTTATTGTTACGGTATTTTTTATCACACCCTATTTTTAGTGGTTTTTTATACTGAAGTTTGGCAAAGTGAACTTTATATACATATACTTCATCCTGGTTTCAGTTAAATTGGGTGGATGATATGGCAACTACATGTTCAGTTATATTGATTTTGGAGTCCTTTGATGTTTATTTCGGAAAAGAGAGTGTGTTTCTGGAGAGAGGTTCATCTGTACTTGTCGACTCTAGCTCTAGAGATTTTTTCCTGACATATCCTGAAAGAGTGATAGTGGCGGATTTTGGCGCTGAGTTTATTAGTCGCTATTTGAAAGCTAATAACTTAAGGGATATTTCTGATTGTAGGGAATATCCATCTTATTTAAAAATAAACTTTGCTGACTTCAGTTTAATTAAAGGATTAATTAGTTGGGCTAATCACTGTGCTGAATACATAGAAATTTTTGATGAGTCTATTGCTTTTACATGTCTCTCTGCATTTTCTTCTGAAAAACAATTTGGAGTATTTCTGTTTGGATGTTTGAAAAGCACAGGGGCTAAAGTTAAAACGATTATTCATACGGATTTATCTGCACCATGGCGTCTTAAGGATATATCATCAAGATTATATCTCAGCGAAAGTTTACTAAAGAGGAAATTGAAAGAAGAGGGGGTATCATTCAGTAAGATCATACTTGATGAGAGGATGCAAATGGCTGAATATTTACTCAGCACTCGTTGTTATCCTATTAGTAAAGTAGCTAAGGTCTGTGGTTATGCCAGTGTCTCATACTTTACTTATGTATTTAGACGTTATTTTGGTGTTTCTCCAAGTCAATACTCTCAGAGGAGTTCAGAAAGTAAAATTCTTACTCACCAGGGAATCTGATCATTGTTCTTGCCCCCTTATTTCCAGACAGGGGGTGTATCTTAAGTTAACGTTACCCGCTGACGTCGATATTCTCGCGGAGAGCGATAACCCAACGCACTGTGCGGATGGTTTTCATTGTAATGTTCGATCGCCACTGCAAGATTATGCAATGCCGTTCTTACATTCGGTTTCGGCATGAACGCGATATAGTCTTCCTTCATCGTTTTCACGAACCTTTCTGCAATTCCATTACTCTGAGGACTGCTGATTGCCGTTGTGCAGGGCTCCAGATTCAACTCTCTGGCGAACTGCCGTGTTTCATGCGCTCTATACGCTGAACCGTTATCTGTCAGCCACTGGATGGACTGTTCCGGTACTTTATCGCCAAAGCGTTTTTCTATCGCTCCTAACATGACATCCTGCACTGTCGCTTTATCGTAACCTCCCGTGCTTGCGGCCCAGTCTATGGCTTCACGATCGCAACAGTCCAGGGCGATTCATCTGGGCCAATCCTCGCTCATAACAGGCATTCACTTCAGTCATGGCAGAAAGGTATGCATGCTGGAGAAGTCGTGAAAGAAAAGAAGACTGCTGCGCCGTTTGTCGTCACGTTTATCTTCATTGGCTATGCAAGTCGTAATACAAGGTGGGACAAAACTGAGACACATAAGGCCTCGCAATGGCTTGCAAGGCTTTACATGTTTTGATGTGGTGGGACGTGTGAGCGCAGTGTTGATGGGGTAATGCTTTGAATTAGAAGCGGATTCTTATAATTCGTAATGCGAAGGTCGTAGGTTCGACTCCTATTATCGGCACCATCTCAACTTCCTCAAACGTCCGTATTAGTCCATAAAATCTCTGATTTATAACATTTTTTATTCTTTTAAGTCCATAGTAGTCCGTAACCATCCAGTAGAATCCGGTACTGAATGTGTATAGGATTGTGTATATGTTCCTGTTCGGTCTGGATTCCTATACACATGCCTTTAAACGATATGCAGATTCGCCGCGCTAAGCCTGAAGCTAAAGCCTATACATTTGGAGATGGGCTAGGGTTGTCATTACTTATAGAACCTAATGGAAGCAAGAGTTGGCGGTTCCGCTATCGCTATGCCGGCAAACCCAAAATGATCTCGCTTGGTGTTTACCCAACGATCACCCTTGCCGATGCTCGTTCCCGTCGTGATGAAGCTCGAAAACTTGTGGCAGAAGGAAAGAACCCTAGTGAGGTTCGAAAAGAGCAAAAGCTAGCTATGCAAACAGAGTCAGAGAACGCCTTCGAAAAGATAGCCAGAGAGTGGCATCAACTTAAATCTGCTAAATGGTCGGCGGGATATGCATCAGACATCATGGAAGCGTTTAAGAACGACATTTTTCCTTATGTCGGAACAAGGCCTGTGGGAGAGATTAAACCGCTAGAGCTGCTGAACGTTCTGCGTAAAATTGAGAAACGTGGTGCGTTGGAGAAAATGCGCAAAGTGCGGCAGCGTTGCTCCGAAGTGTTTCGCTACGCAATTGCAACGGGTAGGGCGGAGTACAATCCTGCGGCTGATCTCTCCAGCGCTCTCGAAGTACACCAATCCAATCATTTCCCATTCCTAAAAGCTGATGAGATACCTGATTTTCTACGTGCCTTAGAGGGTTACTCCGGGAGTAAGCTTGTCCAGATAGCCACGAAATTACTGATGATTACGGGTGTGAGAACCATCGAATTACGCGCGGCATTATGGCAAGAATTTGATCTGGATAACGCTATTTGGGAAATTCCTGCTGAAAGGATGAAAATGCGTAGGCCACATCTTGTGCCCTTATCATCTCAAGCGGTAGATTTACTCAATGAACTCAAGATCATGACAGGGAACTATCGTTATGTTTTTCCAGGGCGGAACGATCCGAATAGGCCAATGAGCGAAGCGAGTATAAATCAAGCCATTAAGCGTATTGGGTATGGAGGAAAAGTCACTGGACATGGTTTTCGTCATACCCTTTCTACAATCCTGCATGAGCAAGGTTTTGAGAGTGCTTGGATTGAAATCCAGTTGGCTCATGTAGATAAAAATTCTATTAGGGGGACTTATAACCATGCTCAATATTTTAGTGGAAGGAAGTCTATGATGGACTGGTACAGTAATTTGATATTTGAAAGACTAAAAAGGAGTTAATTTGTGTCTCAACCACTTTCGGAAATATTGACATGGGATGATGAACAATGGGAGGTATTTGTCCATGATTGGCTTATTGTCTGTAAATCAGATGATTACCCGTGGAGCGAACGTTTGGGAGGAGCTGGAGATAAAGGTAGAGACGTTGTTGGATATAAATCGGATCCTAACGTAGAAGGTTATTCTTGGGATAATTATCAATGCAAACTGTACAAAAAAAGTTTAGGGTTCTCTGATGTTGTAGTTGAGTTTGGAAAACTTATCTATTTTACTCTGAATGGTGATTATCCCATCCCTCAGAAGTACTTTTTTGTGGCACCCTATGATTTATCTACTACATTTTCTAATTTATTGAAAAATAAAAACGAGCTTAAAAAAGCAGTCCTTGATTCATGGGATTCAGCAATTTCAAAAAAATAACTAAAAAGATTGATATTCCATTAGATGATGAAATAAAAAAATATATTGAGGATTTTGATTTTAGTATTTTTTACTCTCTACCCTTATCATTGATTTTAAATGATATTGCAAATACACACCTTTATTTTAAGTACTTTAACGAGCTGTATGTCGTGAGAATCCCTCCAAATGAAATTCCAACATACAATTCAAAAAAAGAGTCTGTATATGTTAATGCACTGCTTCAAGCCTATTCAGAGCATGGAAATAAAACTTATAGTTCTTTCTTAGAGCTTGATGATCCATACAGACGACACTTTAATAATAGTAGAAATGATTTTTATTTTGCATCTTCGCTTGAGGTTTTTGTCCGCGAAGTATTTAAAGATGATGTATTCAAAGCATTGAAATGTTACATTTCATCTTCAATTGAACCCGTCTTTTATGAAGACCATAATTATGCATTTATTAGGTGTAATGCAGTCTTGAAGCAGGCTGTTCTGACACCAATTGCACATTCAGTACTATCAAAAATATGTGAAGCAAATGATAAAAAAGGAATATGCCATCATTTGGTTAATGATGGTGAAGTAATTTGGACGGTGAGATAATGGTTAGAATTTATAATTCAAGTTTAGAAGTGGCATGTCGAATGGCGAAAGTGCTCGTCGCTATTTATCCTTCTTCATTAAGCCTTGAACGGCTTATTTGTTTTGATTTTATTTTAGTAAATCTTAAGGATTTTTTACCTGAAGAGATTAGTCTTCATCCTCCAATACCCCGTAGAGATGCTCAGTTAGCCCTAAAACGAGAGATTGTTTTAGAATCATTGGCTTTGTTGCAAGGCTATGAACTAGCCTCAAAAATTTATACACATCGTGGTTTTGTATATAAAGCTTCTGAAAAAACATATGCATTTACAAATTCTCTACATAATGAATATGTTGCGCAGATGGAGCATAATATAAATTTGGTGGTTAAGTTATATAGTGATATTCCTGATGAGCAGTTGCAATCAATTATAAAAAATAAAATTGGCAAATATGATATGGAATTTAATTATGAATGACAATTTTTTTACGTTCAGAAAAATAAAGGTAACCGGATTCAATAAATTAGATGCTATAATTGAATTTGGTTCTAAATTGACTATTTTATATGGTGGTTCTGACTCTGGAAAAACATACATATATTATTTGATTCGATATTTATTAGGGAGTGAAAAACTAAAAAATAAAGATATCGATCATGCTCAAGGTTATGATTTAGCCTATCTGGAATTTAATTTTCAAGGTAGGGTAATGACAATTGAGAGGTCTCTTCAGGATAGCGCCCATTACAGATTATATGATTCGAGCATTGAAAATGTTAGTGAAGCTAATCTGTTGATGGTTTTTTCCAAAAGTGCTTCGTCTAAAAAGAGTTTTTCATCATACTTTTATGGTAGGTTGAATTTCAAAGAGGCTAAAGTAAGAACAAACTTAAGTAATACTCTTCATAAATTTAATCTTAATAATGTTTTTGAATTTTTTTGTATTGATGAATTAAGAGTGTTAACTGAGAAGTCGTTAATTCTTTCTGATATTCCTAGCGAGGAGACAAAAAGAAAGTCTGAATTTAAATTCCTTTTAACTCAGAGAGATGATACTAACTCCTTAGCAGAAAAACCAAATAAAAAAGCAAGATATTTTTAAAAAAATCAAATTGCAAATATTTATGAGGAATTGAAAGCGCAATTAATTTATCCTGAATATGATCAAGTCATTGTTTCAAGAGAACTTGAGAAAGTAGAGCAAGATATTGAATCATCGAAAGATATATTGAAAGGTATTGTTGATGCACTTGATGATAAGAAGCAATTATTAAAAGAGTTAAGTGATGAATTATATTCAATCAGTGACAGGGAAAAATACTTATCATTACTCATTGAAAGATTTAGTCTTCTTAAAGACCAATACTTTATAGATCTACAAAGAATAGATGTTGTATCACAGGCGAATTTCTATTTAAATAATTTTGCAGATATTTATTGTGAGTTCTGTAATACACCGCAAAAAAAAGAAAATGAAATATCATATGATGATTGTTTTTTGTCGTGTAATGCAGAAAAATTGAAAATCAAAAGCCAGCTGAAAGGATTAATTGAATCAATCGGATCTAATGTTCGCGAACATGAATTAATTATGTTAAGAAAAAATGATGTTAATGAAATTTATCAATCAGAAAAAAGTGATTTTAAGACGTTAGAAGATAAAAATATAAAACAATACATTCATCTCTTGAATCACTTTATGAATATAAAGACAATCTTTTAATGGATCACACAAAACATAGCATTCTATCTTCATTACAAGATAAAGAAGATGATGTTGACGAACTTAAATACTCCGCCGAGGACTTTGACTCCTTAACAGTAGCTGATTTGTATGATATAGAAATAGCGATGCAAGACTTTTTGAATGATATAAATTTTGAAAATTCTAAAGATAACAAAGTGCGATTTGACGAAGATACATATGACTTTAATATCAATGGGAAACGCCGAGGAATGTTTGGTAAAGGTACCCGTGCAGTAATGCATGCTATATTTACCATTTGCTTTGCGGAATTTTTATCAAGAAAAGGGAATCCATTCATTGGATTTGTTGTGCTTGATAGTCCATTAGTGACGCACTTTGATAAAGATAGAGGGGGTTCTCTATCGGATGTTAATAGCGTCAGTCTCAGTGATTCATTTTATCACGCATTAATCAAAAGGGACTATAATTTCCAGATTGTAATTCTTGAGAATAAAGGTCCGACGTTCCAAATAAAAATTAATGATGCAAATAAAATCCATAACTTAAATAAGAATGGAAGCTCTGGTTTTTATCCTGTTTAATACATTAAAAATATAACTGCTAATTGGGGTGCTCGAAATTATATTTCGTTTCGAGCGCTCAGTTCATTTCTAAATAATTTGCAAAATTATTTTGGGTACTTTCGCCTCTACACTTCCTTCGGGTGGTTCCACAATAATGGATCTCACCGGCGTTTGATATTTTATAATCTAACCCCTTAGCGCGCGCAGCCCCCCACGCCTGCTCGCTTCGCTTAACAGACTGGTTTTCATGCATTCCGCAAATCGTCTCAGAAGCCACCACACAAGGGCTTTCGCGTCAAAAATGGTGCATGAGAATCATGCGTTTTCATGCGCTATAGACATGCACTCATGCGCTCTCAGGCCAGCCAGGGAAAAGGCGTAAAAAATCCCAGTACTGGACCGGGATTACGTGGGCTTTTTTTGCTAATCAGACAGGAATTTGCTGACGGCTTGACAGCTTTGACGCGGAGCCATAGCGATTGAGAGTTTGCTGTTGTTTTTCCGGCATTTGTGCTTTCTCTGATTCCTGTTCATTGCGCCGGGGCTTCATGATTATCGTATCCACACTTTCCAGTGCGGTAAATGTGTAGGAACATTCAAGATTCTGGCACTGATACCATGAGCGTTTAACCGATGGTGCTTCATAGGCGGAGGTTCTGGCGTGTGCCGTCGTACCGCATTCGGGACATTTAAGTGCCATTAATATTACTCCTGCATGCCGTTAATGTAATCCAGACGTTGCTGAAAGCGCAGTTGTTGTGCAGGGGTGTAAGAGCTCTGGCAATCACGAACCATCATGGGGTCAGGCATCACACCGGATTCATCCAGAATCATACGATAATCCCCGGCAATTTCAGGCGGTGTTATTGCCAGCTGGCGAACCAGAGCATTGCGTAATATACGGGACGCAACGTCAACCCCTCCGCGCCCCTTCAGGAACGGAGCCAGTGCAGATGTCAGGGCTGCTCCATTCGCCTGCATAAAATTGCTGAGAGCGTCTTCTGTGCAGGCCTCCATCAGTTGATGCTGCGAGTAAATGCATTCGCGCGCAGCACAGTTAATTTGCCATTTCAGCACATCCAGATGTTCCCGCTGTAATTCGAGCTGTCGAGCATAATCTGCTGGTTTTTCCATGGCAGTGAGGAGTGATTCTATCTGTTGTTCAACGGCTTTTCGGCTCTCACTATGTCCAGCCCACAGAATACGGGCATTTCTAAAACTGATAAGCGCTTGGTCTGGAGTGACTCGGGCCATCATACTGCTTTCTCCTTCTCAGCACGTTCCTGACGAACCTTCATTTTATGCATAGCTGCTGGAGAGAGTTTATTACTGAAATCCAGACGGGCCGCATAATCCGGGGCAACTCCCGCCAGTTTAAACACGGGGTCCTGTTCGGGCATCGCATCGTTAGTCAGAGCCGGTCTGGTGATATGTTTATGAATAAAATCTTTCAGCAGTGTGTCCGGGTCATTAACTGAATGCACCACACCGACAACTGCGCTGGCTTCCCTGCCCATTGTTGATTTGAGCAGGCTTAGTGTCTGGATTAGTGCTTTTCCATGCGACTGCATAAAATCTTCCCAGATTTGTTTTGCGCGAATACCCACAAGGGTGTCGTGCGCGTGGATATACTTTCCGGCTAATTCCGCAGCCTCCTGCGGCAAAAGTGCATTTTCGCTTTCCTGAGCCGCCAGCAGCTCATCAAAATCCTCAAGCGTTTCTCGTCCCAGCGCAATTTCCGTGCGCAGTTTTTTCATTTCCTTTGAGACTACGCCCTGACTTTCACGAAATAGCGTGCGCCACTCCTCATTCAGGGCGTTCGTCGTGGCTTCCATTTCAGCGCGGCGCTGGCGGATTGTCGCAATATTATCCGCTGCCGCTTTTTGCTGACGACGTGCTTCAAGCCATGCAGATTTGGTGGCATTCACTTTCTCAAGCGCCTGTTGCGTCGAAACAGGGATAGAAATTTCAACGATCGGGTTATTGTTCTGTTCTGGGATTGTCATGTCAGCACCTAGTGGTTTGTCGTGGTGTCAATTGTGCTGTGATGCATACAAAGCTGCCATTGAACGCCATTGTGCGAGCGACAAGACAAAGACTGAACCGCCCCGGACCTCTTTTGGCTAGCCAGAAAAGGCCTCGTTTAACTAAGGCTGTTTCAGACTTACCTTAACTATTCACTACTATTCACTTAGGTAAAAAAAATAGGTAATACAGAAGGTTATAAGGTGAAGGGTTGGCATGGCAGTATTCATCGACTGTTCATAACTGTTCACATGGGAATAAAATTATTTATGGTATTTTTTCATAATGGGTGGTTTTTTTATTCCTCGTAGCTATTTGTTTTTTGCTCCTCACCACTATTCACCCTTATTCAGGAGTATTCAACAGGCACATAAATAGACTGCATGTTTTTGCCGGGGAATAACATTTTCGCCTCTGGCCATGGTGTTGCATTTCATACTGATTTTTATAAAACTAGATCTGTCCGGTTCTTTATGGATTCATTCGGATATATTTTACGATTTAAGGTGATGTTATTTAATATCAAGGTTTTTATGCAGGCCCAATGTTTATAAGTTGGATGCGATTCAAAAATATGCCCGGAAATTGGGGCCTGCAATGCAAGGCCTCGTGTAGAAGTTGTACTGCCTTGCTGTATTGGCGGTGGGGTTAGCACTATCAGGTGCAATGACCCATAGGATAGTAAACCCTGGGTGAATGGTAGTTCCTATTAATGCTCCTGTATTTATAGTCCGCAGGCATGGTATTTATTATGTCATTTTATATGGTTTAATCGGGCTTTAAATTCCATAAAATCAATATGTGACGCTAAATAAAAAATGCGTGCGCAGGTGGTTTATATACACATAATAAGGAACTACCTGAACCCGGATAAATTCATCCGGACTGTTGTGGAAATTAAAGAGGGTAGATAAATGCGTAATATTTCTGTGTCTGCGCCAGCTCCTGCTGCGCCATTATTTCCTGTATCGAACCATCATGAGCGATTTTTACGCCTGCCTGAGGTGATGCACTTATGCGGGTTGTCCCGTTCGACCGTTTACGACCTGATCAGCCGCGATGCGTTTCCGAAGCAGATCCCGCTTGGCGGTAAAAATGTCGCCTGGGCACAGTCTGAGGTCAGCGCATGGATGGCGGACCGCATCAGCGCCCGTGGGCGGGGATGTGATGCATGATGATACCTGCATACATTAAATACCTTTATTCTGGCTTGCTTACTGTCGTCATTTCCAGGTATAGTTTTTCCGCTGTCGCAAAATCGGCAGCCGGAATTGGCGTTCCGTATAACTTATTGGCGACAATTGACGCCCCTTGCGTCTTTTTTTACGTCGTAGCTCAGGCACAACCATTTTCAGGGCTGTGGTGTTTATGCTTACACCATGGTTCTATCGAGATAATGGTAGTCCGGGCGGGGCAGCCTTCGGGCTGGCCGGTTTCCAATAAGGCCGGTTACGCCAACCCCGTTCGGGCTGCCACCAGTGAAATTGGCGTTTCCGGTGGTAGCAATAACCGCTACTTATTGGAGGCTGCCATCATGGCTACAATCCTCACCCCGTCACACCCGCAATATGTCTTTGTGTTTGCCGCAATCCGCCGTGCTGACACTCACCCCCGCATCTGTATGCTTCGCACTGTCTCCTGCGATGAGCGTTCCGCGCGCCGTTTGCTAGTCCGAGATTATGTACTCTCCCTTTCTGCACGGCTGCCTGCCGGGGAGGTGACGCTATGAACCAGTTTGAGATTTCCTACGACGATGTTGTAAGGCTGAAACATTTACGCAATGTGGGTGAGTATGTAACTGGCATGGCAGCCCTGCAGGACTGTTATGAAAAGCCAGCAGGTGCCCAATGCGAACAACTGGTTTCCCTCATTTATCTGATGACAGAGCAACTGGATGGAGTGGTGCAACGCTGCCATGACGACCTGATGAATGCGGAGGTGGCCTGATGATATGCTGTGAATCTCTTCTGGCACTTCGTGCCGCTCTGTATCGCCGTGCCGTTGCCTGTGCCTGGCTGGCTCTAAGCAATCATCAGGAACGTTATTCCGGCCTGACGCTCGCTGAACTTGAAGATGCCATAGCCCGCGAGCTGGAAGGGTTCTATCTGCGCCAGCATGGGCAGCAAAGAGGGCTGGAAATTGCCTGCGCGTTGCTTTCGGATCTGATGGAGTCGGGGCCGCTTAAAGCCTGTCCGGTTCTCTCACTGCTCGGAATGACGGTCATGGATGAACTTTGTTCCCGTCACCTCAACAAACCAGCGCTGCACTAAGGAGGGCCGCACAATGTCAGGAATGAAAGTTAGCCAGGCTGAGAAAGCAGCTCGGGGTCACTGGTCAAGAATTTTACCTGCGCTGGGCGTAAATGTACTGAAAAATCGGCACCAGCCCTGCCCGGTCTGTGCCGGGAAAGACCGCTTTCGATTTGATGACCAGGAAGGGCGGGGAACGTGGTTCTGTAACCAGTGCGGGGCAGGTGATGGCCTGGCGCTTGTAAGTAAAGTACTGGATGTAGGCATTAGTGAAGCGGCAGACAGAATAAACGGCATTATCGGAAACCTGCTGCCAGTATCTCAGGGAATGCTTGAATCTGGTTCTCCTGAAAAAGAGGACGGGAGAAAAGCTGCAGCAGTGCTGGCTGCCCGTTTGTTTGATAAGTCCCGCCAGACCACTGGCAATGCCTATCTGACGAGTAAAGGGTTTCCTGCACTGCCTTGCCGGGAATTAACCGCTATGCATAAAGTCGGTGGTGTGGCATTTCGCGCGGGAGATCTTGTCGTTCCATTGTATGCAGATGGAGAGCTGGTAAATCTGCAGTTAATCAACGCTAATGGGGGCAAATGCTTCCTTAAAGGCGGTCAGGTTAAGAATGCCTTTTACCTGGTTGAAGGTACTGCCAAAGCAGCCAAACGGCTCTGGATAGCGGAAGGATATGCCACCGCACTTACTATCAACTATCTGACTGGCGATGCTGTCATGGTGGCCTTTTCGTCCGTCAATTTCCTTTCCCTGGCGAGCATTGCCTGCAGTGAGTACCCAACGCACCAGATAATTATTGCTGCTGACCGCGATCTCAACGGTGCGGGGCAAACAAGGGGCGCAGCTGTTACCGGGGCCTGCAATTGCACAATGGCGCTCCCGCCTGTGTTTGGTGACTGGAACGATGCATTCACGCAAAACGGCGAAGAAGCCACCCGGCATGCAATTCATGAAGTAATAAAACCAGCTGTTGCCAGCCCCTTCGACACAATGAGCGAAGCTGAATTTACCGCGCTGAGCGTCAGCGAAAAAGCGCAGAGGGTAGTGGATCACTATAAAAATTCACTGGCAGTAGACCCGAACGGGCAGCTCCTTTCACGCTATGAGGCGGGGGCCTGGAAAGTTATCTATTACGCCGATTTTGCCCGTGATGTCGCTGCGCTGTTTCAGCGCCTCGACGCACCTTTTTCATCCGCGAAAATTGCGTCTCTCGTGGAAACCCTCAAACTGATCGTTCCGCAACAGCAGAATCCGGCGCGGCAACTTATCGGATTTCGCAACGGTGTGCTCGATACCCGGACAGGATTGTTCAGCCCGCACGATAAGAAGCACTGGTTACGTACGCTGTGCGAGGTGGATTACACGCAGCCCGTTGACGGTGAGTCACTGGAAACCCATGCCCCGGCATTCTGGCGCTGGCTGGATCGTGCCGCAGGTTTTAATCCTGAAAAACGGGACATTATTCTGGCTGCATTGTTTATGGTGCTGGCTAACCGTTATGACTGGCAGCTGTTTCTGGAGGTCACTGGCCCTGGCGGAAGTGGAAAGAGTATTCTTGCTGAAATAGCAACCATGCTGGCGGGTGAAGATAACGCGACCTCGGCAACCATTGAAATGCTTGAGTCGCCAAGAGAACGAGCTGCGTTAATAGGTTTTTCACTGATTCGACTTCCCGACCAGGAAAAGTGGAGCGGTGACGGGGCCGGACTAAAAGCCATCACTGGCGGCGATGCGGTATCCGTTGATCCCAAATATCAGAACGCCTATTCAACCCACATCCCGGCGGTCATCCTGGCTGTGAACAATAATCCGATGCGCTTCACTGATCGTAGTGGTGGAGTTTCACGCCGAAGGGTGATCCTGCATTTCCCCGACCAGATAGCCCCGGAGGAACGCGATACCCAGCTCAAAGAGAAAATTGCCAGTGAGCTAGCGGTGATTGTTCGCCAGCTTATGCAGCGTTTCAGCGACCCAATGAGTGCCAGGACATTGCTTCAGTCACAGCAGAACTCCGATGAAGCGCTCACCATCAAACGTGATGCTGATTCAGCTTTTGATTTTTGCGGCTACCTTGAGGTCCTACCTGACACCACGGGCATGTTTATGGGGAACGCTAATATTGTTCCACGTCAGCCTCGAACTTACCTCTACCATGCCTATCTGGTCTACATGGAGGCTAACGGCTATAAAAATACGCTCAGTCTGACCATGTTTGGCAAGGGGCTACCGTTAATGCTCAAGGAATATGGGCTGCAGTATGAGAAACGACGGACCAATCAAGGAATGCAGACTAATCTGGCCCTAAGAGAGGAAAGCAATGCTGACTGGTTGCCAAAATGCGATGAGTTTGCAGCGAAATAACTGACCTAAGACCGGCTGTGCCGGTCTTAAATCCGCTACAGGAAATTATCTCAAAATATATATCGATAAAATTTAAAAGTTATATGCTAAGGCGTCAGCGGAAAATGCATCTAATTCATTGTTAGATGATGTTTATTTTTGAATTGATTTAAACATCCCATCGAGTTGTAATTTATTTATGTCGGTTTTCTTTATGGCTTTAATTAAGTTTTCAATAACTTCCAAAGAAAAAATTACATCTTTCTTTTCAATTCTAACCCCCCCGTGGTGGCTGCAAGCATTAAGGATGTCCTTTGTAATTTCAACATCATTTTTCATTAATGGTTCATAGTCCAGAGCCTCAATAACAGAAACTAAACTACCTAGCATTTGCTCTTGGTATTGAACGTTGTTTAAATGCATTATACGAATATTAACAAGCATGAGAATATATTCTAAATATCTCCTGGCAGTATTTCCTTTCTCTTGTAAAGAATCACGATCATATTCCTCAATACTCATGACTTCATTATGTAAAGAGGCTATTTTGTGCTCTGCTAATGAAATATTTATCGCATCCATGAGGTTTCGTGAGAAGCCTGTAGATGTAACATGACCATTTGCGGGCCTTGTTAAAATACATGTAGTATAGCAATTTATATTTGGGGTCTGGATTGTCTCATTTACTCTTTTAACCGTTCTATAAACGTCTACCATATAAGAACCTGAGTTTTCAAATGAACATGAAGAGCATTTTGTATTATATATTCTATTTAGAGATAACTGATTGTGATAGTATCCCTTTAAGAAAGCATATATAGTGTCATTAAACTCGACAAACACAACGGACTCAATATATATATGGAATTTATCATTGGGGTGCCACTCTAATTCAAGTCTTCTTGTAGAGTCATCAAAGGAAAAGTTTGAAATAAAATCCCAGTTACCTAAATCTATAAAATCAACGATATTTCTACCTGCACCATGGATATTTTTATTTATTAAAGTTGTGATTGAGTTTTTTATAATGTCCCAATCATGAATTTCATGATCGAATTTATTATTGATGGTTTCTTTTATTTGATTGGAAAAGTTTGAATAACTAGTCACTTGTTAGCCTCAAAATTAATAATGAGTATTAAAATTTAATTGATATTGTCTATAAAATGTAGCGATGCAATTTTATTGCAACGAAATGATTTTTACAACATACCATTATCGCTAAACAAAATCGCACCCATCAAATCAACTTACGTTACAATCACTACAAAGCGATTGCATTTAAATTCAAAACAGTTTTCTGTTGGGCGCATTTTTTGTTGTACTGGACTAAAGAGAAAAAATGGGGTAAGGAACAAATACCTTCCGTGCTCAAAAATTAGGTTTTTATGCACTTATTAATCAGTCAAGGTGAACAGTAAAGTGTTCACTTCTTATCAATCGTTAATTTCATATCTTTTTGAATATTAATGAAAAAAAACACAATGAGTAGTATGAACAGTTTTCCCCCAAAAAAAGTTTTTTCTGCCTTGAGAATGCGCGGAAAGCGAACGCCTTCACCAATGTGTATAGGGGTGTGTGTAGTTTAAATCTTCTATTTTAATTTATGTATTAAAATCATTGTGTTGGTGGCGATTATTGGTTCCTATTATCGCACCATTTAAATCAAGTAGTTACCCCATATTTAAATACACCACGTTTCCTCCTGTGCCGCATTTGTGCCATTGTAACCCTGGCAATTAATCAAAATACTGTTCTGACATCAGGCAATGCAGGTGCAGACATTTAAGCCAATTGCTGCCGCCATTCCTTAACGTGGTCAATCAGAGCGCGGAGCTTTGGTGCAATATTGCGACGCTGTGGGAAATACAGATAGAAGCCCGGAAATTGTGGAAGAAAGTCATCAAGCAGAGATACAAGCTTACCGCTTTCAATATACGGCCTGAAAGTTTCCTGAGTGGCAATTGTTATTCCTCCGCCGGCAAGAGCCAGCCTCAACATCAGACGCAGATCATTAGTCGTAATCTGCGGTTCAATCGCAAGGTCGAAAGCTCTCCCGTTTTCTTCAAATGGCCAGCGATAAGGCGCAACCTCCGGGGACTGACGCCAGCCGATACACTTATGATTCACAAGTTCACGCGGATGAACAGGTGTGCTGTTGGCTGCGAGATAGGAGGGAGAGGCAACGACCATTTCACGCTGCCTGCCGGTAAGGGGCACAGCAATCATGTCTTTTTCAATGACCTCTCCGAGCCTTACGCCAGCATCGTAACCTGCGGCCACGATATCGAATTCCTCATCCGTGACAACAATATCAAGCGTAACGGCTGGATTGGCTGCTGCAAACGAAGCGATTAGCGGACCTGAAAGAAATTCTTCAGCTATTGACGTCACCGCGATTCTGAGAAGTCCGCGTGGCACATGGTCAGAAACCATCTCTTCGAACGCTGCCTCAATACCGGATAAAGGTAATGACAGCGATTTATGCAGCCGTTCTCCCGCTTCTGTCAAATTAACTGAGCGCGTGGTCCGCATTACAAGCATTGTCCCGAATGCATCTTCAAGGCGTCTTATTCCCTGACTGACCGCTGAACGGGTAACGCCCAGCCGTGCGGCGGCTTTACTAAAATTACTCTCTTCTGCTACCGCGATAAAAATGGGTAAAAGATTAAGATCGATTTTCAT